GGACAATATTTAGGAGTAAAAGTTTCTAAATCTATTGACATATTTTTATTATCTAATTCTAAAATATGACCTTTAGAACCTATAACGATATAATCATTACCTAATATTTTTTGTATTTTGGTAGCTTTATCAGGAGATTCTACAACAACAAGTATTTTTTGATTCATTATTATTAATAAATAATATGATTAATATATTATTAAAATAAAAATATCAATTTTATTTTAATAACATACTATTCATATTAACAAATAATAAATAATATGATGATATATTATTTATTATTATTAATTGCGTATAAATTTATAAACATTTTATTTAAATATATATATAATGAATAATTTATATTTTTTACACGTAGATAATACTAAATTTACGTTGTCCTTAGATTTTTTACAAAAATATAAAAATACATTGTTTTATGAATCATTTATTTTACATAAAAATAATAATCATATATTTTGTGATAGTAACAACGGTTATATTGTTAATATTAGTTCAAAATATATAAAATTATTATTATCTTTGATGAGAGGAGAAATTAATATTAATGATATAAAAAAATGTCATGCTAATATTTTACAAAATATATTATTTAAATTTAAAGTAATTATACAAAATAATCAAGAAAATAATAATCAAGAAAATAATAAGCAAGAAAATCCTTTATTAGATGAAGAATTTTCGACCGATACAGAAGAAAATATATTATCTAATATTATATCAGAATCATCAGAATCATCTGATTCATCAGAAAGTTTTATACTGACTGAAGATTTTTCTGACGATGAAGATTGTATATTTTCTAAATCAAGTGAGAAAAAACCATCTGTAAAAAATGATAATTTGATAAATATTTTGATTGATAATAATGATATCAATAACGAAGACGGTAGTTTTATTAATGATGAAAATAGTTATGTTAATAGTTATGATAATAATTATAATAATATTATAGATCACGAAGAAATGTTTAAATTAATGACGTCTCATAAATTATCAGATGAATACAAATTATCAAAAATATTTAATTCTACTGTTCCGGTAGAAACTGAGACAATAAAATATATAATAACGCCATTAAAAAAATGAAATTTTAAACTAAAAATTTAAATATATATAATATTATTATTTATAATTAATGTCAATAATATGGGACGATCAAACTTTTTTTTCAATTGGAAATTATGATAATTTTATTATCCAAGAATCAGAACCTTTTATTTTTTTTGATTTAGATAATACATTAATTGAATTTAAAACAAAAAAATTAAAAATATTACCAAATGTCATAAATAAAATAAATAGTTTAACAATGAATAACATAGCTATAGTAACTAACCAAAAAGGATTAAATAAAAATAAAGATAGATTAGATGCTTGGAAAATAAAAGTAAATGAATTATGTAAAATATTATCTAAAAAAATGTTAATATTTGTTTGTTTTGATAGCAAATACAGAAAACCATTACCATATATTTTAGATAATATTAAATATAATAAAGATGGCTCAATTTTTTGCGGCGATGCAGGTGGTGCTATAGGCGATTTTTCTGACACGGATTTTAAATTTGCTAAAAATTTAAATATAAAATTTATCCATAACAAAGAATTTTTTAATAATCAAAATGTATCATGTAATATAAATTATCCTATCGTAAATAATTCGTCAGTAGAAAAAATATTTAATGATTTATTAAATAAAATACCTACTAACGAATTGAATATTATCGTAAATGTAGGTATGTCAGGTTCAGGTAAAAGTTCTATTGCAGAATTATTTGTAGGTCATGGATATAAACGAATAAATTCTGACACTCAAAAATTGACTACAAATGCTTGTATAAAATTATGTGCAAATTATGCGAATAATAATGAAAAAATAATAATTGATAATACTAATCCGGAAAAAAAAACTAGACTAGAATATATTAATATTGCCAAAAAGTATAAAATACCTATTTATTGCATATATTATAATATTGATAAAGGTATATGTATGCATAATAATATTTACAGACATTTGACAAAAAATGTTCCTATTGTGCCAAAAATAGCATATAATATATTTTCAAAAAAATTAGAAATACCTGATATAAATGAAGGTTTTAAAGATATTGTTGAACTTAATGAATCATATGCAAATGATGATCCAATATATAAACAATACTTGTTTTGAAGAATGTTGTTTTAGAAAAAAAAATGAATAAATTTTATTTTATAATTATATAAATTATTATAAATCAATATTATATATGAATAACGCAATAACTTTTAACGTTGAAAAAAATAGTGAAGAAATAAGGGATACAGTATTAATGAATGCTATAAAAATGATAACAAGAAGAGGTTATTTAGATGTAGCTGATGATACTATAAATAAGGTAATTAAACCAAATAATCCCGAACATGATGATTTAAAGTATTTAATAGATATAAATAATTATGAAAATGACGAAAAAATAAAACAAATGATAATAAAAATAATACCTTACAAGATAACTTCAATCGGTAAAAATTATGGTTTAGCAGATTTTTTGAATTCAAATAAGGATATACCTAAATTATTAATAGTTTCTAGTGTAAATAAGCGTGCAATATCAGGTGCTTTAATGTATAAAAATGTAGAAATATTAGAAGAAAAATTCTTGATGTGTGATTTAATGGAACAAGTTATGGTTCCTTTACATATCAAGTTAAAAAATGAAGAAAAAGAAATGGTATTAAAAGAATATTTGGTGCAAAAAAAAGATTTACCAAAAATATTAATAACAGATCCGGCCGCAATATATTTTAAAGGTCATATAGGTGACATATTTAGAATAGTCAGACCTAGTGCTAGATCCGGCATATCACATGCATATAGAATAGTAGCTCAAGCTCCTATTAAATAAATAAATAAACTAATCAATAAAATTAATAAAAAAGATTAATATGAATTGTTAATAATTTTTTATCTTAATTTATAGTTAATATTTTTTATATTATTTTCTATATTATTTTTTTATATTATTTTCTGTATTATTTTCAGTATTATTTTCAGTATTATTTTCTGTATTATTTTCTGTATTATTTTCAGTATTATCTTCTGTATTATCTTGTATATTATTTTCGTTATTTTCTATAGTATTGTCTATGTTATCTACCATATTATTTTTTTTATTAATTTGCGAACTTATAATTTTACCTGTTTTTTTACCTACTGATTTTACTCCTGTTCTAGATAATAAACCGATTGAATTAATTAATGATGCTTCTTCTGAATCAGAATATTCACTTTTTTCTTTACCTTTCAACCCTTGTATTAAATTATGTGTAGCTTTTTGTGTCTTGTTTTCTAGTTGAGGTTGTGAATTAGAAAAAGATGCTCTTATTCCTGTAATTATATTATTTAATTGTGTTTTTATTGTGTTACTTGGTGATTTTCTTGTATCTTTTTTTGTGTTGTCGTTGTTAGATTCAGTTGATTTTTTGTCGTTTGATTTTGTTGTTTTTTTTGTTTCTAATGATTTGGATGATTTGGATTCTTCTGATGATTTTGATGATTTGGATGATTTTGGTATTTTTTGTTCTTTTGATGATTTTGATGATTTTGATGATTTTGATGATTTTGATGATTTTGATGATTTGGATGATTTTGGTATTTTTTGTTCTTCTGATGATTTTGATGATTTTGGTATTTTTTGTTCTTTTGATGATTTTGATGAGTTGGATGAGTTGGATGATTTAGATGATTTAGATGATTTAGATGATTTAGATGATTTAGATGATTTTTTTGAGAAACCTCTTTTTTTACCTCCAGCTAAGAAAGTATAAAAATTATCGGCTTTATAATCATCAAAAATAGTTGGATCATGTTTTTTTTCTAAATGATAATAAGTATAAAATAATGGAATATATTTTTCTGGTTGTGTTTTATTGAACACATTATTAACAGCTTTAGCAATATCAGGATTAAATTCAACAGTGCCATATTTATCAAAATGTTTTATGATTTTGGCTAATATATATAAATCGTTATATGTTAAATTTTGTGAATTTAACAAAAAATATTTTTTATTGTCATGATTCATTATATACAATGTAAATAAAAAAATATAAAATATTCAATAAAAAATTACAAATACGGTTTTTCAAAATTTGTTTTCCCATTGTTATTTATATTACTTATTAATTGAGATTGAAATTTGAGACGATCGTTAATATTTTTATACATGGCGTTTCTATTATACAATGAATTTTTTTTGGATTCATTAATATTATTTTGTTTAGAAATGTCTCGTTTAGAAACTTCTTGTTTTGTTTCTTGATTTATGGTATTTTTAATTTCTTGTTTTATTTCTCGATTATTTTGTTTATTATTAGTTCCTTGTTTATTGTTTATAATTTTTTGTTTATTAATATTTTGTTCATGTTCTAATAATTTTTTTTTCATTAATATTCTTATATTTTTTTCCATATTTTTATCATTATTGCTTTTCGCAATTTCCAAATAAGTTTTTAACTCTTTAAATGACGAGTATTGTAATAAATCTAACATAATATATTATATAATGATATTTAAAATTAAAAGTATTGACATAACATATTAGCCCAATTATCCCAATCTTTATTTTGTATGGTATCATAACAATTATTTCTAATTAATATATATTCATCATAATTTTTTAATATGCCAATTATTTGTTTTATATAATTGTTCTTGTCCAATATAATAAAATTTTTTAAATTATTGTCAAATACTTTATCAATATTTTTAACATTATCAACTAATAATAATCCTCCTGATGCCATAATTAAAATGACACGCTCATTCAAATAACTATTAGCATCAGTTACATGAGTGCATAAATTTATTTTACTGTAATTAAATACTTTATTAGTATCTTGATATCTTACTTCCCCTTTATAAGATAATGGATATCGTTCCTTTAAAAATTCGGGTCCATAAATGTTAAATTTATAATTATATTTTGTTTGATTATTATAAACATCATCAATTAATTGTTTTCTAGGTATTATTTGATTATTGAAATATGTTTTGTCTTCATATAAATTTGTACAACAAAAACTCACATCACAACTATATTTTTCTTTGTCATCGTCATCGTCATAAATTATCGGATAATGAATATTTTTATTATAACCTGGATATAATAAAACTGGATCGCATCCTAAACGTTTATAATTAGCAAATTTTTCTAATGAAGATACAAAAGCCATATCAAAATGTTTTATTTTATCTGCATACTCAGCATTACTCCAACAAAAAGGATCATCCCAATTATACATATAATTTTTTAACATTGGATGAACTAATTTGGTCCTTTCGATGATTCTTTCTGGAACATAAAAATTCCACCATAAAACATAATCAGGTTTATTAACTTCTACAAAGTTAATAAAATCTTCATATCTAATTTCTAATTCAGTTTGGTTAGAATTGTATTTGAACATTGGATAACCAATAACTTGAATACCCAATTTTTCTAAACTTTCTTTAGCAGTTTTAATTGGTTCGATAAAATCGTAATATAAAGTTATTATTATTTTGGTCATTTATATTATTAATAATAAATAATTTGTTTTATTTATACGCAAAAAAAATGAAAATAAACACGTTTAAATAGATATATTTATATATAATAATAAATTATATCATGTTAGATAACATTATTAACAATTTAAGATCACAAGTAAAATATAACATATCTTTAGATTCTAGTATATTACAATTATGTAATGATCATCTATTGAAATTTTGTATATATGAAGAAAGAAATAATTTGATATGTGAAGATGATATTTTTATGATAGATTTTGTAGATAATAATTACGTTATTAATGATTTTCAAAAATATTTTGAACCAATAATTGTTAACGACGAAGAAGAATTATTAAATAAATTAACTTCATGTATCAATAATATACATTCAAATATAAAAATTTTGCATACTTGTAAATAATTAAAATATTTTTTTGAATAAATATTTTTTTGAATAATTATTTTTTGATTTTTTTTTATAATTATAAGATTATTTGATGTCTGCTAAAAAAATTGAAACAATTATTCTTAAATAGATTCATTACAATACTAGAATAAACTATAACAATGGCAAATAACTGGCTTACCTCACCAATTAATTGGGATGACGAAGAATTAAACCAAGAACAGGAACAAGAACAGGAACAAGAACAGGAACAAGAATTGCAAAAAGATAAAGAACAATTGGTAGATATTATTATGCCAAACGATAAAGCAACCATGATTTATATCGTCAAACCTAATAATTTACCAATGTTCAAACAAGAAGAGCGAATCAAAAAAGAAGGTTATTGTTTTGTGCGCTACAATAAAAGCGATTCTTTTTTGAAAGCTTCGCAGATCAATATTTTAATATCTGATTTTGCGAAACTTATCTCAACGCCAAGACAAAAAAAAGAATTTGAAATGTTGATTTAATTTTTTATTTTAATTCATTTAATCACAAAATGACAAATAAGATTTAAGTATATTATTGATTTTTACACCTGGATTATTTTTACATAATATATTTAAATTATTTAGACTAGAATCACGATTTTTATAATCCCTTATACCATTTAATGCCGTGCATATCATAAAATATTGTTCCATATTAGTATTTAATTCACTTGTATTAATTGTTTGATTTTTTTTATCAGTAATATAAGCAATATCACGACTGTTCGTGTACCAATGAAAATATAATTTCTTAATATTTGTTTCTGGATCCAAATTATTACTAGCGGCATAATCTTTGTGATTAAATTCATTAGGAACATTAAAATCATAACAAATTTCTTTATTATTTATACCTTTACTTAACCAATGTAATTTAAGTTTATTACGATCTGTTGTTTTATGATTATATAATTCAGCATATAATTTTTCATTAAAAAATAATTCACAAATATATGTATGAATATTTTTTACCCAAAGTTTCCAAGTATAATTACTTGCAGTTTTGAAACCATTATTTTTAATTTCATTTATTTTTTTTAAATTACTATTATACATATCTAAAATACTATTTATTTGATTAATATAAGTATCTTTTTCTAATATTACACAATTATTCATATTTATAAATATTTCTTCATGACTTTTAATTTTATCCATTAATAATAATCCTTTGCATGCCAAAACTGGTATTTCCTCGCCGTTTAAACTGAGTTGTTTATTACAAAATGGATGTGTAACTATATTTATTTTACTTGAGCTGTATAATTTATATTTATTAATATACTCGATATCGTCGACGTAATTATCTGGATAAAGTGTTTTCATAGTATCAGGACCAAAAATTTTAAATATTTTTTTATTTTTTTTACAATACTCTATTATATCATTTATTAATGTTTTTCTCGGTATATATTGATTAAAAAATTTATCATCATATAAATTATAACATATCATACTAATATCACAAACATATTTATCATCAATTTCATCTTTTTGACATGGAAAGTATATTGATGGTTCATAACCCGGAGTTATAAAATGAACATGTTTAATTCCGCCTATTCTTTTGTATTTTTCTAAATATTCTTTACAGGGAGTTAATATCATATTAAAAATTTTAATTTTTTCAAATGTTATTTCATTGACATTACAAGGATCATCAGAATTATACATTATAAAAAAAGTATTTTTGTTTTTTTCTTTAACATATTTAAAAACATCAGGAGGAACATCCAAAAACCACCATATAACTATATCTACATTATTTTTTAATACAAAATTTGCCAAATCTTCTTTGTAATTATTAATTTTGTCATTTGCATCATACGCATTTTTAAATAATGGATAATGTATAACTTCATATAAAAATTCTATTAAATATTCTTTAATATGTATTAAATATTCTTTTAAATCATAATAACATATAATAGCTATTTTTTTCATTATAATTTATACATATATATTAATTATATTAAAATGACACAGAAAATTTATTATAAAAAATATTACCATAGATCGTCATCACTTTCATAATCGCTTTCATCACTTTCATCCTCACTTGTACTACTTAAGAATGCAATATTAGCAATATTAGACCTAAAACTAGACACATCATGAGAACTAGAACTAGGAACATCATTTAAATTACTAGTTTTATTAAATTTAATGCTAGTTGATAAAATTTGTGTTCTAGCTTCATCAATTTGATCTTTGCAATTATGATTATCGTCTTTTGTATAAATATGAGAACATATGAAGCAAAATTCAGTTTTACATACTTTGCAAGTCATATGATTACAACCAAAATTTTTTTCTATTAAATTTTTACACTTAGGACACTCATTCACTAATTTACCTTTTATTGATAACCATTCATCAAAATTTGTTGCTTTTAATGATTCAGAATATTTTTCACATGTCATATCTAAATGGATATTTTTGCATTTAGGACAAAATTGTTTTTTACAAAAAGGACATGCGATATGTATATTATTATTATTATGTGTATATTCTATAAGTAAATTGCATGAAGGTTCAGGACAATGTGTAATTTTGTATTTAATATCATTATTTAAATGTTGATTTTCTACGTAATTTAATAAAAAGGTTTCATATTTGTCGCGTATTATTTGATCTTTTTTAATAACATTAATGATATCGTTATATAATAAATGTTCTTGACAGTTTTTGTCAGGACATTTAATATTTATATCACCTTCATTTATTTTTATAGATAGATAATTAAAAATACAATCAGGACAAAATATATGTTCACAACAATCAAAAAAATTAAATTTTTTCAAATTATAATTTTCATAACAAATTGAACATTCACTTTCTATAATATTTTCGTTATCACTTTCTTCATCAGTTTTTTTGTAAACACTTTCTTCATTTGTCGTATTATCAACAAAATCCATAAAGTTACCAGGATTAAAATTATCGGGATTAAAATTATCAGGATTAAAGTTATCAGGATTAAAGTTATCTGGATTAAAGTTATCAGGATTAAAATTATTATTGATTGTGATAATATTTGCACTATTATTTTCATCATGTTCTTTCAATTCATTAATTTTTGTTAAATAATTATCTAACAATACATCATTAGTATAGTTAAGAACGTCATCCAAAATAATATTATTACAATTAGAAACGATACATTTCGCTACCAAATTATTATCTAGACAATTCGCAATTATCATATCAAAACATTCATTACAATAAATATGATTACATGATAATATATTATCACTAGGTATTTTACAAAATACACAATTCATCTTTTATATTATTAATATTAATATATATATAACAGATTTATATGAGAATATTTATTCATTTTTTTTTTTAAAATTGAAATTTTTATTCATAATTTATAATAACAATTATTATAACAACAATTATAATAACAATTTTAATAATGAATGAAACACAAACAACAGCAAAAACAACAACAAAATCAAAACCAAAATCAGAACCAAAAACAATAATAAAAACAGAATCAAAAACAAAAACAGAATTATTAACTGAAATTAATAAGACTAAATTAGTAAGTAACGTATCGAAATATAATAAAAATCAATTAAACGATTTATATGACAAGATTCAAAATTATTTGAATAATGAAAAAAGTATAAATTTATCTTTAGAACAAGAAAATATTATTAAATGCGATATAGGAAATAATATTCGTGTTATAGCGGGAGCAGGTTCAGGTAAAACTACAACAATAATTTATAGAATTAAATATTTAATAGATAATAAAGTAAGACCAAATAGAATAATATTAATGACATTTAATGTAGATGCAGCAAAAAATATGAAGAGAAAATTAAAAGAAATATTTGGATTTAAACCAAATATACTTGTAGGAACTATTGATAGTATATCATGTAAATTATATTATAGATATTTTAAAAAAGATTATTATGTTGGCGTTCAAGAATTTAGCACTGAATTATTAAAATATTTGCAAAGCAATAATGGTTACGTAATTACCAATCAATATGATTACGTATTCATCGATGAATTTCAAGATGTTAATAGTATTCAATACAATATTTTAATGGAATTTTATAAAAATAATACGAAAATTACTGTAATTGGTGATGATTCACAAAATATTTATAGTTTTAGAGGAGCAAATATTGATTATATTATAAATATTGACCAAGATATTGAATATTTAAAAACATTTACGATAACGAATAATTATAGATCAACACCAGAAATTATAGATTTTGCTAATAAATCAATATCAAATAATAAAAAACAGATACAAAAAACAATGTTAGCTATTAATAATACAATAAATATAAAACCTGAATTAGAGTATTTTAATAATATTAATGATATGTCATTTAAAATATTAAACAAGATAAGTACATTAATAAAAAATAATATAAGATATGGTAATATTGCTATATTATCTAGAAATAATATTCAATTAAAAAAAATAGAAGAATATATCGAAAAATATAACAATACTAATCAAAATAAAATACCATATGTATCATTATTGACAGATGATTTATGTGATATAAAAGCTAAAATAAACTTTGAATGTTTAACTATATCAACTATTCATAAATCTAAAGGATTAGAATGGGATTGCGTGTTTTTAATAGGTTGTGAAGATTATAATTTTCCAAGTAGGAAGGATATAATTAATATAGAAGAAGAAAGAAGACTATTTTATGTAGCTACAACTAGAGCAAAAAAGTATTTATATTTTTACATGGAACATAATTCAAAATATCCTAATTTTGTTTCCAGATTTGTCCAAGAAGTTCCTAAAACATTATATAATTATATTAACAATGATCCTAAAATATATGGTCTTAGTACACATGAAAAATTTTATTATGAAGAAGATATTTTTAAAATAATAAAGTCCTTTGATGATAATGATATTTTATATTTAAGAAATAATAATATGATAACTGAAACACCACAAGTTAATATTTTATATCCTTCAACTACCTTGGATCAAAAAATAATAGATGAAGGAACAAGTTCAGATTTTTATAATTTTATTAATGTTTATATTTTTAGATTCATAGAATATAACAATATTAAAAAAGAACATGACAAAAATATTTTTTACCGTGAAGCTTTTGTGATATCTCATAGTATTAGATTAAATGAAGAAGATTATACACTATATTCACAATATGAAACATTAATAAAACAAGAATTAAATATTTATTATAAAAATATAAAAAAAAATAAAAATAAATATTTAGAATATGAATTGTTAAAAAATGTTATTAACAAAAATATATTATTGCCTCATGTATATAAAATTAATGTATTATTAAGAAATATTACAAATATAGTTGTAACATATAATGTTAATCCAAAATACATATTAATAATAAAAGATTTTAGTATTTCTGATGATTTAAAGAAAAAATTATGTATATCATATAAAGAATATTTTAATAAATATAAAAATAATAATCAAGTTTTATTACATATTTATAATGTATCTTTATGTAAGCAAATTCAATATAATAGAAAAAGGATGTTGTATAAAGATTATTTTTATAATATATTCAAAGATAATATTAAAATAATAATGCCAATGATTGATGAATATGTTACTTTTTTAATAAATGATAATTATAATGCAACAACAAATAAGTATATAAGAAACAAAAAATATTCATTAAATGGTATTTATGATTGGTATTTTAATGATACATTATTATTAATAAGATGTTCTAATGATGATAATTTTATGTTAGATTGGTATTTACAAAGTATTGGTCTAGTTTCATTAATGTTCCATAAAAATATATTTATATACAATGTAATAATTTATAATCCAATCAGAGGTTTAGAATATAAATTTAATTTAGAAAAATGGTTATCATTTGAGAATACTACTTTTTACCTAGAATATTTATCACAAAGAGCAACTAAAAGTGTACAAGATATGATTAATAAGACAGAATCAATTAATTTAAAAAAAATAGATAATCCATTATTAAATAATTTACAGGTAGCAAATATTTTTGCAAAAAAATATTTAAAAAGTTATTTAGAAAAAAATATAAATTTTGAAATAGGAAAAAGTTTAAAAATAGAATTACTAGTTGATTATTATAAAAAATATTATAAAATTGGAGATTATTATGTTTTAAATAATATTGCAAAGATGATGAAATATAAATATTTAGTTATAGATACAGAAACTAATGGATTACCAATTATGAAAAATCATGATAGTTATTATAATTATGATGATACGAGTAAATATAATAATGCAAGAATGATACAAATAAGTTATCAAAAATTTGATAGTTGTAATAATTTGATATTAGAACAAGATAATTACATTAAACCAAATGGATTTCTTATAAATAATAGTCATATACATCATATTACTTATGAAATTGCATTAAAAAATGGTATTTCAGTATTAGAATCATTAAAAAAATTATATGATGATATTATTGATGTAGATTTTATAGTTGGTCATAATATTATATTTGATATTAATATTATAAAAAGTGAAGCTTCTCGTTTAAAATATACTGACTTAATAAAACTAATAGATAATAAAAATATATGTTGCACGTTATTTTGGTCTAATGAATTAAAGAAAAATAATATTTTAACGTCAGTTAAATTAAGTAATGTATATAAACATTTTACTGATGATGATATGGTAAATGCACATAATTCAAAATGGGATGTTATAGCAGCAAACACTATTTTTAATTGTATGTTAAATGATAATTTATTGTTATTACCATATTTGAAAAAAAATATTATTTATAATGATTATATCGCAAAATTATAATAACAAGGTTATTATGAAATAAAAAAGATTAAGGTTATTATGAAATAAAACAACATTAAGTTATTATAAAATAAAAAAGATTAAGGCTATTATAAAATAAAAAAAGATTAAGGTTATTATAAAACAAGGTTACAAAGTTAATATAAATATATAATTTTTTTATTAATATGTAAAAACATCTTTTCCGGCATTACCGCCTCTTGAAGTTAGATAATTTGCTTGTTCATTTGTCATACATAAACAACCGGCATTTTCCAAAGAAGTATTACACATATAACTAGAACTTACTAAATTATCTTTATTTTTACACACAGCTTGATCAGTATCCATTTTAAAAGGTAATGGCCATTGAGGGGCACAACATGATTTTGAACATAAATTATTGGTTAATGCATATTCTTCATCTTTACCATCATTTAATAAATAATAGTTATCGGGAAAATTAGTTAATCTCGAACCATCATATTCATAAGGTTTATTAAGATGCAAATAATTATCAGAAATATTAGTCATATCATCAACAGGAGATACTTCTTCAGGAGGAACAGTATCAGAAAATATAGGATAAGTATATGAATTACCATTAGTAGCATTTGTTCCTCTATTGTAATATTCGTTAGCTAAGTTATGAGAAGTAGAACTCAAACCCTTAAAAGCATCAGATATTATTTGACCATCAAAATTTTCAACTTTGGGTTCTGAAATATAATTGTAGCCATAGTATATTATAGCGATAAATACAATAGCAAAAATAGCGAAAAATATTAAGTGTTTCATATATAAAAAGCAAGAAAATTAATTTATTATATTAATAAATAATTAATATTTTATAAATAAAAAATATAATATACTTTATATTAAAAAAAAAACACATAAAAATAATTTCTATATTATGAATTTATAAACATTAATTTATAAATCGTTAATTTATAATCATTAATTTGTTTTATTAAAAATTATAAAAATATAAAACAGAATTATTCATATGAAAATATAATAAGATAATATAATAAGATAATATTATTAAAATTATTAAAAAGTAACGTTTATTATATACGTAAAATAATTATTCTTTTTCTACGCTATAAATTGGAACATAAATAGTATCTATAATCCATTCATTATGTTCTAATATTCTTGAGTAATAATCTATATGTAAAAAATATTTGTGTAATACATTATTAAGTTTATTGATATATTTGTAATCTTGGGCGACTGAGCTTAGAAAATCATGTTTAGTAAAAGATATACCATAAATATCAATAGCTTTATTTTGTATATTAAAAAATTTTGTATTAAAATCATTGTATAATTTGTCTTCATCTACGAAAATTTTTTTATTATCTACTATATGTTTTCTAATAATATACATACCTTCAGGAGCAATTATAATAGAACCTTGAATCATACCATTATTATAATGATCTAAAAAATGGAATATATCATTAATACTAGGGAATTCATATAATATACCATTTATAGCCCTACCACCATAAGAATGTGTAGGAGGATGAGTATGAAATATATATTCATATTTGTACGCATCTTCTAAAGAATTAGGAAAAAATATATCACTATCACCCTTACTTATAATATTAGTATTAGCATAAACAAGAATTTGTATTAATGAATTATTATTAAAATTTAATAGACCAGCATGTTCAGAAAATTTTAATTTTGATTTATGTGAATATATTTTTTTTTTACCATGTCTCATTAAAGAATCCATGATAAAAATCTGATTTTTGTGTATTTTCAAATATGTTTTATCATATTTGACTATAATTTTTCCAGTAATCTTTGCTTTCTTAATAATTGTTGGATTATTTTCATATCTGATTATAAAATCAATAAAACTTTCAGAAGGTATTATATTATGTTTAACAATATAATGAATTAAAAATTTAGGCCATAAAATATTGTTTAACAAATAAAATTTATTTTTAATTTCATAATCACACATATTACATTTTTGTATATCAAATTTTTCAATAGTAATGGTAGTTAAATTATTTTGTATTTTTTTTAATTTAGACAAAAATAAATTTTTCATATGCCATTTTTCTTTAGTTTTAAAATTCGGGAAGGGTTTATGTTTTAAATCTTTTTTAAGATTGAAAATTTCTTGCCAAAATGATTCACATTTATAAATTTTGTTATTAACTTTGATAAAATTATATTCGGACATTAAAATTGTGTATAATTATAATGTATTTTATATTATTGACTAATATAATTTATTATAATAATGAAAAAATACAAAAATTTAATGTGTGTGAATATGATAAAAAATGGTAATTGTAAATATAATAACCATTGTATGTATGCTCACAATATTAATGAACAAACTTTAACACCAATAAGAAAATTATTATATGAAATAATAGACAATGGTAAAACAATTAATACAACAGCTTGGTCAGAAAATAATATATTTAAAGAATTAGTTATATTAACTAAAAAATGTAATAATGTAAATTGTATTGGAGGTAATAATTGTAATCAAGGTATTCATGATGAAAAATATTTAGTATGTAGCGATAACTTGTTATGTTGTTGTGATAAAGATTGCGGGTTTTATCATATAAGACCGTCAAAAAATAATAAAATACAAGATAATAAAATACAAGATAATGAAATACAAGATAATGAAATACAAGATAATAAAATACGAGATAATAAAATACAAGATAATAAAATACAAGATAATAAAATACAAGATAATAAAAATATAGAACAAATAAACAATATTGAAAAAAATAACAAAATTAAAAAATACAAAAAAAAACAAAAAAAAATCAGTTATGAATATTTAAATACAAATAATTTAAGTGATGAAGAAACAAATATTTATAGGACAATTTTTGATTAAATAATTCTTCAATATATATTTAAAAATAATTAAAAAATGAATAATTAAAAATGAATAAATAAAATGAATTATTATTATAATTTATAACATAAATTATAATTAACAAAGAATATAATATGAATAATTGGTTAGAATTATATACACCTAAATGTAGCAACGATTTAATATGTCATAAAGAGAGTATTGAAGAAATTAAAACATTTATAAAAAATATTGAGAATCATAAAAAAAAAAATATTAACAATAGTAATAATAATGATTTAAAATTAGAAGATTTAGAAAATACGAATATATTAGATAAATTAATTTTTAATGAAAACAAGTTTATGAAAAACAATAAAAATAATAAAGATGATAAAAATAATAAAAATTATTTAGGTAACGATATAGATGATTTAGATAATGATATAGACGATGAATATAATGAATATAATGAGGTAAATAAAATTATCAATCCAATTAAAAAACCGATTAAAAAAACTAGGGGAAAAAAAATCAATAAAGAAGAAAATAAAATAAAAACATGTTTAATAGTAAAAGGAAAACATGGTATAGGTAAAACAACTACAGTTATTTTAACAATGAAAGAATTGGGATATAATATAGAAGTATTTACACCACAAATATTATTTGAAAAAATTTTTAAAACTCAAAGCACGGAAATTAGCAAAAAAAAACAAGATATAACCGAAAAAAATAAAAATAAAGCAAATTTTTTAACAAAAAAAATAAATATGTTTTTGTCCGAAATAATTAGTTCAACTAATATCACACAATATTATGTTTCCACCGAAAATAATAAAAATAATAATGTTAAAAACAATAAAAATAATAAAAATAATGTTAAAGATAATAATAAAAATAATGTTAAAGATAATAATAAAAACAATGTTAAAGATAATAATAAAAATAATGTTAAAGATAAAAATAATGTTAAAGATAAAAATAATGTTAAAGATAAAAATAATGTTAAAGATAATAATAAAAATGTTTTAATAATTGATGAAATAGAGAATATAATTACGAGTAATGAGAAAAAATTATTACAATTTTTATTAAAAATAAACGATACAAAACAATATATGCCAATAATTTTGATAACGAACGACAAACATAATAAATTTATTAATGGCATGACAAGTATAGCTAACATAGTATATTTTAAATATCCTAGTGATGATGAATTATGTATAATAACTATGAATATTATAAAAAATAACAAAATGAGAATATCAAAAATTATATTAGAAAAAATAATAGAACATTCGCAAAAAGATATAAGACGTTTAATATTGACAGTGCAAGATTTATATCATACTTACGGAACAAATGTAATAAATGCAAAAAATTTTGATACATTTTTGAATTCATCATCTAAAAAATATATAGATCCTACTTTAAATGAGGCAACTGATATATTATTAAATGGTCATAATAATATAGATACATCTTTGAAATTATATGAATCAGATAAAGTATTATTGCCTTTAATGATACATAATAATTATACTGATGTTATATTAAAAAATAATCATAACAAGGATGAACAATTTAGACTATCATTAAAAATAGCTGAATTTTTAACAAAGGGTGATATAATCGAAGGTCATATATACAATGACCAACAATGGGAATTACAAACTACACACGGAATATATTCTTGCATAGAACCTTCTTATTATTTGAATCATAAAAAAGTTATTGGTTCTTATAAATATAATCAATATTCAAAATATTATTTTTCTAATGATTTACATAATACGTCATCAGGAAGACAAAATAAAAAAAAATTATTAAAATTAAATGCTGGTATTTCAAATATAAATATAATGACATGTATATATTTAATAAAATTAATGGATAAATTTTATTCAGAAAATAATTTAGAAGAATTTATAAATATTATGAAAAAAGATTATAATAAATTAAAATACATACATTTAGAATTATTAATTAAAATAGAAAAAACATCTAGTAAAAATAATAATAAAAATGATACAACTGAACAAAACAAAAAAGAAACAAAAATTTTGAACAAAATTAAAAAAATAATGAATGAAAATAACGATAAAAATATCAAACAAAAACAAATCAAAAAAACCGCAACAAAAAAAATACAAAATGATAAAGACAAATAGATAAAAAATTTATAAATATATAGAAACTGTTTCATTAATAAAATTTTACGATATAATTATTAAAAATAGAAATTTTATAATTATTTAAAAATATACTATTTAGGAATATAGAAAATATAGAATATAAAAAATTATGAAATTATAGAAATTGTGGGAATTATAAAAATTATAAAAATTATAAGGATTATAGAATTATAAGGATTATAAGAATTATAAGGATTATAAGAATTATGAAAATTATAAAATATTTTTTGGATATTATTTTAATAATTTATGTAATTATTTTTATAATTATTTTAAACATTTTTTTTAATTATTTTTTATTAAAAAAAAAATATATAATATATAGTATATAACCAATGACCGAATACAATAAGAATTATACTAGAAATACTAATGATAATAGAGATGAATCCAATAATGAAATTGCCAAATTGATTGCTGAAAATATGGACGATTTCAGTGTAATAATGGAATTAAGAAAAAAATATAAGGATTCAAAATTGGTCGATTCTATTTTTGACGCTTATAAATTAAAAAGACAAGCATTAGAAAAATATGCTTTAAAATTTAAGGAAGCTTTTGCTCAAAAAACTCGTTTCAAGAATTATTCAAATGAAGAAATGATAAAAAGAGCCAAAAAATACGCATCACGTCATAATATAACCGATGAACAATTTGATGCTTTTGTTAAATTAATTTTAACTGACACTAAAGAGATCAAATACTCAGAATTATCAGGTTTAGCAAATACCAAAATAGCAAAAACTTTAGGTTATCAAGCCATTGATATTTTCTCACTAAATACTGGTTTGAATTATGATCCTAAAGATGCTGATAAATTAAATGATATAATTAATTTAGAAAATTCAACAAAAGTATTACATAATCAAGTAGTATTACAAGGATTTTTATTTGAAGATTGTGCCAACCAAATTTTCTATGGAATGAGAAAATTCGAGCATTTTAGAAAAAATGCGTATTCATTCATTCATCCAATTTTGTTTGCAATGTTTGTTCATAAAATTAATGTATTTGATGAAGTCATGTTATACTCCTCAATTGGTAATTTAATGAAATTAAAATATAAGAATGCTAAAATAACAACAAAACCCGATTTTGAATTATATTGGAATTTATTACATGATCCATCAGAAAGTGTATGTAATGTTGATAATGCTTTACAAGATCTTAAAAATAGATTTATGTTACAAATTGAAATTTGGAAAAGTGTATTGCATTTAAGACAAGGTAATTTTTATGATGATTCAAGTTCATTAGGTTTTAGTGCTGCTTTGGAAAATTGTGAAAATAGAATTTATGATTTCCCTGATTTAAGTTTAATTCAAGACGAGGGAACTATTATGAAAAAATTGTTAGGTGCCTTTGGCTTAAGACCAACAATTGTAGCAACTACAATGGTTTCATCAAATATGCCTTTTTCAAGTAATATTTATGGTCGTGATACTATTTTAAATACTGCTGGACCAAATTTGACTAATTTGACATCAATCCCAATGTTAACCCTCAGATTACCCTTAGCAATAATGAATCCTAATAGTGCAAGACAACCAATTCATTTACAAGATACTTTTACTCAAATGCAATGGTTCTTAAATATTGGCGGAAATCGTGAAATTGTACCAAAAACTCAATCAATGATCCATACAAATAACGTATTAATCTTTTACGTTGTAAGACGATACCAATCATTCAATTTGGATAATTCAGGTATTAAATGTAATTTCGCAACATTACCATTATCAGTTTCAGGATTAGAAACTGTAAATGATCATCCTGTAGATTTTGAACATGATATTAATATTCAACAAAATCATTATAAATTAGCATCTGTAGTATGTGTATCAACTGATCCTAAAACCAAAGTCATAATTGGTTGTGTAGCTGCTGTTGTTATTCCTGCTGATGTCAATAGAGGAAGAATGAATGATACTTGTGTCTTATATGATCCTATTAATGCCTCAGTCATTAAAGATTATAATGGTTCCATTTTTGCTGATAAACCCATCGTATTTATTAATAAATATGCTATCAATATTCCTCAAGCAAGAAATGGTGATATTATTTATACACCAAGTTTAGAAGAACTTGCCAAGACAAGAGGAACCATCTTTATTTATAAAAATGTTACCCCTAATAGATTATGCTAAAAAAAAAAAAAAAAATAACTTTAGATTAATAAATATATTTTAATTTTTTTATCTCCAAACAGTTGTAATAGACGGCAATGCATTTCTACCTGCATTACTAACATTAACAGGTAAGGCTATAGGATTAATAGGTTCAGATATATCTTTCAAGTATTTTTGATCAAAATTAATTCTTAATAACATTCCTGGTATAACTTCATCTATTACCAAATTATTTAGTTTTTTAACTTGATGAACTATTTTACCTGGCATATAAACTGCATTTTCTTTATATATCCCACTCATTACTATTAATAATTGACGTTGGTCTTGATCAACTACCATTTTGTATTTACCTTTACTTCTTATATATATCTCATTTTTTATCATATTTTGTAGTCTTTTAATATTCTTATCAGAATAAAATATTTTACTCAATGGACTATCTACTTGTAAATTTGTTAATGCCGTTTTTATTATTAAATCGTTATTAACAGGATTATCTTTTTTTAAAAATAATGCATTTCTACTTAAATCTGATATTGTCATAGTTTTCACCCCTAATTGATTAATTCCTTGACCTATATCATAAGGAGAACGCTTTTTATATTGTAACGGTATGTTATCAAAATCTGCATATGGTTGATAATTCATTATAATATATATTGCTAAAAAAAATATCATATAATATAACAGTATTTTAATTAATTTCAACGAATTTTATTATATTATATATATGTATATTTAATATGTATAGTAATATATATGAGGTTTATAATAACGTAAATGATAGTCCTGAACCTGATAAACAATTATTTAATAATAATTATAAACATAATAATAATTATGTTAATAATAATAATGTTAATAATAGTCATGATAATTATCATAATTACGATAATAATGATGATAATTATAATAATGATGATTATTTAAAAGAATTTGAATATCCAAAAAAAAATCATCCTTATTATATAAAAAAATTTATAAATAGTTTATCTGATAGTGATATTTTATCTTTAGCAAGTACTCATGATCCTGAAATATATAAGCATATATCAAATTGTAAATATTGTAGAATAAAAATAAATATAATTATGAAAAAAAGATTACTTACAGAAATGATGAAAAAAAACAAAAAAGACAAAAAAGATAAAAAAGATAAAAAAGATAAATATTTAAACAATTATCAAGAAAACATGACAAACCAATATATTTTTATTATCATTATAGTCGTAATATTATTTTTACTTTTTATCGATATCATTCTGAGAATACTTCCAACTAATAAATAAAGTGCAATCGTCAATAATTAATACATGAATATCATTTTTATATAATTTATCTATTATATAATCTATGCATCCTTTTTTAGAATAATAATTAATATTAACCGCATTATTAGGAACCCGAAAAAATAAATCAGTTTTATTGTATTTACATGTTTCATTTATTTTTTTTACACACAAATTATAAATACTATTGTAATAATTTTTTGTTTCAGCAATTTTCTCTTTTTTTTTATCTTCTATTAATTTAATATTTATTTTTTCAGTTTTTTTATTTTCCAAACTTTCACATATCGTATTCACATCGATTTTTCTTATCTTATAATTTTTTAATTCTGGCAATATAGTATCAATCGTTATTTTACTCATATATTATATTATTGAAAATAATATAACAATTCTTATCGTAAGAATTTAAACAATTATTGTAATGTTCAAATTATACTTATTATTTTATTTGTTATATTATAAAACTATGGATAATATAAACAAACAAGTTAATAATAATCAAGTTAATCAAGTTAATAATAATCAAGTTAATCAAGTTAATAATAATCAAGTTAATAATAACCAAGTTAATCGAGTTAATAATAATCAAGATGATAATGACAAAGTTAATGACAAAGTTAATAATGATCAAGGTAATAATGATCAAGTTAACCAAGGTAATAATGATCAAATTAATAATGATCGAGATAATAATGATCAAGATAATAATGATCAAGATAATAATAAGCAGAATAATAGTAATCAAGATCAAGATAATAATAATCAAGTTAATAATGATCAAGATCATAATAGGCAAAATAATGATATGCTAATTAATAATCAGGATAAAAATTTTATAAATAAAAATATTTTGGTATTTAGTGGTGGTGGCATTAAGGGTATAGCATTAATTGGTTGTTTAAGAATTTTAGAAAAATTGGAAATAATTAATAATATAAAAATTTTTGCTGGTGCATCAGTAGGATCTTTGATTATTGCTTTATATAATCTTGGTTATTGTGCAAACGAGTTATACAAATTTATAAAAGATTTTAATTTTGAAACAACACAAAATATAGATGTTATGAATATATTTTCGTGTTTTGGCATTGATAATGGAAAAAAAATAGAATTAATGATAGAAAAATTAATAATTAACAAAAAATATGATAAAAATATTACACTTTTAGAATTATACGAAAAAACTAAAAAAGAGTTAATATTTTCTAGTGTATGTTTAAACACTACTCAAGTTGAATACATTTCATATAAAAATTATCCCGATTTGTCTTTAATCAAAGCTATAAGAATGTCTATATCTATTCCTTGGTATTATACTCCTGTTGAAATAAATGGTAAATTATATGTTGATGGTGGTTGTATTGATAATTATCCTATTCACTTGTTTAAAAATGAAATACAAAATGTAATAGGAATTTATTTATTAGATTCATATACTGATATTGAAACTATTAATAATTTTGAAACATTTAGTTCTCAAGTTATAAAATGTTTTATGAAAGGTATGAGTTTTAATTCTACAAAAAGTTATGAAAATTATACTATTTTTGTAGATTTGAGAGATATTAATATTATTAATTATAATTTAAGTATCGACAAAAAAAAAGAATTATGTAAAATAGGTCTTCAATCTGTTTTAAATTGGATTAAAAATTAAAAATACTATCTTCTATAACTTGATTAAATACTTTATTATTTTCAAGTTCCATTTCCCTTTCCTTTAATAAATTTTCCAATGTATTTGAACTATATTTATTACTATTACAATTAATATCTTCTATTTCAAATTGATTAACAAATTTTATGTTTTCTTCTTTATCCAAAATATTAGGATCATATATTGATGCTCCTAAATATTTTTGATGAGTATCTAATTTAGAACCTACTTTATCAATCGCTTTACATGTTTTTACTAAAGTATCCGCTAATATATTTTCCATATCATCTTGTTCTCGTAACAATCTTAAATCATCTAATAAATTTTCTGTTTCATCTTCTTTAATTACTTCATCTAATTCATTTTTAAAATTCATTTCATAATTAAAAGAATTATCAGTTTTTTGTGTTATAATATATGCTTTAAATTCGTCTTTTAATGATTTATCAGATTGTTGTAAATTTAACGAGTTATCATATTTTATTTTATTATTTTTATTTTTTAAAACTAAATATGCTTCATTTATTTCTTCAAATATTTTAGCATCTCCTCCTTTATCAGGATGATGAATTTTACATAACAAACGATAAGCTTTATTAATATCATCTATAGAAGCATTTCTTTCAATACCTAATATTTTATAATAATCTAGAATTTCCATTTGTATATTTTACTATATTATATTTTTTTTTATATATAAACGTATATAAATGGTTGAAAAATTTATAAATTGCATGTTGTGTCATGCATTAGGCGATACAATTGGTTATAAAAATGGTGAATGGGAATTTATGGGGACGTTGGATAAAGTATATGAATTTATAGATTTAGGTGGTGTAAATAATATTTCGTTAGAAAATTGGTTAGTATCTGATGATACTGTTTTGCATATGAAATTAGCTGAAAGTTTATTAACTGATTATAAAAGTATAAACACTTTATGTGAAAATTTTAGTAATAATTTAATAATAGCTAGGGATGATTTTTTAGAAGAAGGATTAGCAAAAAGAGCCCCCGGAAATATTACTATGGCAATGATTAAAAATTTAAAGGATGGTATAAAATGGAACGAACAAATATATAATACTAGTTATGGTGGCTCAGGTGCGTCGATGAGAACTGCTTGTATAGGATTGTTATATCATGGTCTAAATAATCGTAGTTTATTAATGCAAGTAGCTATAGAAACTAGTAGGATTACACATAATAGTGCCGTAGGTTTTTTAGGTGGTTATACTACTGCGTTATTTTCTGCTTTCGCGATCGAAGGATTACCTATAGAAAAATGGCCTTTTTTATTATTAGAATATCGTGATTCGATATTAGAATATATAAAATTAACAAAACGAGATGTAAAACAATATGAAAACGATAGTCACATATTTTATGATAAATGGATAACATATATAAAAGATAAATTTGATGATAATAAACAAGTCATCAAAAGAAAATCTACGATAAATTTATATTTTAGATGTAAATACTATCGCGATAAACTAAGTTATTTAATTAAATCTAATAATTATGATCGCCATATGCAATTAATTGGTGCTGGGGGTGATGATTCAGTAATAATAGCATATGATTGTTTATTAGATGCTAAAGAAAATTGGGAAAAATTAATTTTTTACGCAATGTTACATACTGGTGATACTGATACAACAGGTTGTATAGCTGGTGCATGGTATGGAATATTATATGGTATAGAGAGCATTCCTAAAAATAATTTTAAAAATTTAGAATATAAGGAAAAAATAATAAATTTAGCAACAAATTTATATAATAAGTATAAAAATAATAATTAATATAACAATAATTATTTTTATTTTTATTAAATATAATAATTATTATTTATGATAATAAAATGAGTATTATTATAAATAATAATTATTTTTGTTAAATATAATAATTATTATTTATAATAATAAAATGATTATTATTATAAATGATTATTATTTTTGTTTATAAATTTAATTTTAATTTTTTTATTTTATTATATATATAGAATGAGCAATTTTTTACGACAATACGAGGATGCCCGTTTTTGTTTTACACAAGAGTTAAACGATGATCGTTGGGCTGTTATATTAAAATATATATTATTACCTTTATTTAATAGTAGGGACGTTAAAGGGATTGTTAGACAAATCCGCAATAGTGAAGGTGAATTTAGTGACTTTGGCGTGATATTTAGTTCCGATAAAATGCAAAATGAATTAGTTGACGCATTTACAAATTACGCATATTATGGGCATTTAATTACTTTTAATAACAGTTATCAAAAAAAATTTCTTAACAAATATAAATCGTTAAACAATCCTTTAATTAAAAGAATATATGATAAAATGTATAAAATTGATACTCGTGCCCCAAGTGTTTCTATAAATGTAGACGAAATTCTACTATATATTGCGAATATGGTAAATATCGTAGGTGATGATTTTGAATCAGATACTAAAAACATAGATAATTCTGGATTAGTTTTAAGTGCTAGAGACAGATACAAGTCAGTGATCGATCATTTAGGAAAAGAAATGAAGAAAGTGCATGAACAAATCAATGAAAACTCTTTTGATGACGATGATGATGATGATGAATATTATGGAGGCTATATGATGCGAGGAGGTGTTAATCTCAATAACCAAAATGAAGCCGAAAAGTTTTATAAACGATATGTTATGCCTAAAAATATTCCAATTTTTACTAAACATAAACCAAATACCTATTGGACCAACAAATTGCGTGATATGGCAAAAGTCCCTGGTCATTCCGATGAAACTGGCGATGAAGAAGATGCAATTATAGGTCTTAATATTGAATTTAACAAATGGTATAGAAAAAATGTAGGTGGTAATTATAGATATTTTTATATTACTCAAGATGCTTCTGGAACCGATAAATCGATTGAAAATAATGATTATGTTCCTGAGGGTAAAACATGTGGAGGTTTAGAATTGAGAAGAGACGACTGTAATAAAATAATGAGTATTTTGGCTTCTCGTGATCCTGATTATATCAAGAATCAATTGAAAACTTTGTTGGAAGACAAAGATTTTTGGCAAGATATTAAAAAATCAATTGAACAATCTACTTTACATCCTCATATAGCTATTGAAATTTTGAAAAGATTTGGATTTAAGAAAGTAGAAGGAGAACCAAGAATATGTAGTGTAACACATTGGTTAGAAAAAATTGTAGCTAAAAAATTTTTAGATGCTGCCATGTCCATTGCTGAAAAAGATAAATTCCTTAAAACAGTTAGAAGTAATGAAAAATTGAACAAATTTTTAACTTATCTTGTCCATTATATAAATAATAATCCCGGGTTGTTAGATCAAAATTATACTGTGACTAATGATGTTTACCATCAATATAATACTGATGATGAGATTCCTCAATGGATCAGAGAAATGGGTATTGAAGCCCGATTAGAATACAGAAACGCAACAGATGATAAATCATTGGAAAGTTTGGTAAGAACTGCTGGCTTAAATTATGGTAGAAATACTTATACTAATATACGTGAAATGAGAGATAATATCATAAGATATTTAACTCAAATATTACCTCAATATAATCAAGCAATGTATGGTGGTAATCCTATTATTGGCATAAAATTACCTTATGTAGATATAAGCCGTGAATTTAACAATGAAAATTGTCATAAATTTTATAGTGATATGTTTAAAAGATTACTTGCTCAAGCTGAACGAAGAAATATGAAAATTACTACCAAAGATCATAATTATATTGAAGCTCAATTGAAAAATCTTAGAATCTATCAACAAAAATTACATCAAATTTTAACTAAATTCGCAAAAATTGTTATCGAAAATAACAATAGAAATGATAAAACACAAATGATTGATATTAATGCTTATATTACAAAATTAGATGAACGATTGGATAAAACATATGCTCAACAAGAAAAAATTAGAAATTCAATGTACAAAATCTTAAATAGTTCTGCCTTTGCAAGAGAATTAAATAAATTAACTTCTAAACAAAGATATGAAAGTATTGATGCTGCATTTGAATAAATTATTTAAATAATATTATTATTAAATAATACTGACCCTATACCATCTTTTACCCTAAAGATATTATATACTCGTATATATGATCTAAAATATACTATATTTGATCTTTTTTTTTTGTTGAGTTTAATTTTAAAATTAAAATTTGATATTTTTTGCAAATTAATTATACCTGATGGATTTAAATTTTCTGGATACAGAGCAAATGAATAATTGTGAATATCCATTTTATTATCAGTATGTGTATGATATTGATATGGTTGGATTAAAGTATAATATTGTGAATCCATTATTAATTGCCTTTTTATTGAATTTATTAATATTTGTTCTTCTTTGATATTTAATCCGTAATCAAAATAATTTTTATTTTTTTTTGCATCTTCTTTTTGTATTACCCAAAATATTTCTTTACATAAACCTAAATATCTTACAGGTATGTCATTCGATCTTTCATATAGTATTTTCTCATCGCCATATAATATTTGACTAATTAAATGATCGCCTTCGCATTTATCTAATATTATTTTTTTTTCATCTTTGTCTAATGCAATATATTCACAAAATATAAAAGTATTCTTTAATTTATATTTGGATAAATCAATATTATCACAAATAGTATGATCATTTATACTTACATAATTTTTATTTTTATCATATATATAACCATTTTCTTTTAAAAATTCACCTTTTATACATTCGTAATACATTTTACCAGTATTAATATCATGATAATAAAATATACCCTTGCTTATTTTTTTATTATTTTTAATTTGATATATTTTCGTATTATTTTTAAATAAAACTATTAAATCTTCAATATTAATATAAGGTAGGATTTTTATACAATTCTCAATACTATTAAAATCAACGTTTATTTTTATATCTTGGTTTTGTAATCCTATTAATGGCAATGCTAATTTTGGAAAAGTATTGAACCAAAAGGTTAATGGTATAAAAAATATAAAGTCTTTTTTATAGTTACTATAATTATTGATTTCTTCACTTAAACCAATATATCTATCAAACCTTTTACTTATTGGTAAAACTATTTCATACCAAATATTTAACCAATCACCATAATGTTTATCTATCAATACTGAACCTATTTCTAATTCAATACTTTTAATTATCGCAAATGCTACTTTTTTTACCCATGCGAATTTCATATTATCAGGTAATTCAATACTTGGAACAGTAAATGTTAATGTCATTTTATTTAACATATCACCATTTTTTGATATTGTACACGTATATCTACCATTAAAATTAGGTTCAGTTGTAAATGTATTTCTTTGTATATCTTTCGCAAAATTTGATATTCTTTTATAAGCATATTTAAAATTAGTAATTTCAGGTTTATTAGTTAAATATTTATCTTCGACACCTTTTGCTATTAATTGTATTATACCGGCCATTATATATATTATAAACATTAATTTTATATTTTATTTGCATATAATGTTATTTCAATAGGATCAGTATTTAAATCATCTATAAAATATTCTATTGCCAAGTTATTTATTTTATCAGTTATTAAACAACCGGTATTTATGTTTGTGTTATATAAACAAAAACTATAAGTTATTATATCTACATTAGGTTCAATGTTTATTGACGTAAAATTATTATATGGTTGTGTATATTTATAAAACCCTAAAATTTTATCATGTTCTCTTTTAACATCATTCAAATATATTGTCAAACTTTTTATAGGATTATAATTATTATATTTAATATAAATTATTATATTAGCAATATTCCCATCCAAGAAATATTTTATATATGAAGTTTTATAAATAGTGTTAGTCGGACTAATATATAACGTTTTTAATTCTTTACTTAATTCATTATATACTTCACTACTTATTTTACTGCTTAAATCCTTACTTTTAATATATTTACGAAATAAGGAATTAAGTAATGATTCATTATTTAATTCATTGCTTTTAATATAATTGCAAAGTATTGATGCTTCTATCTCATAGTTATAAGGTAATGATACAAAATCATCAATAATTAATAATTTTTTTAAAGAATTTGTTTTAATATTTATGTAAATATTAGTATCACATGTTGGATAAGTAAATATTTTATTATCAAATAACATTAAGGGAATATATACTTTGTTATTTTTATTAAAATTAACCATTCTTTTAAAATTTTTATAATTATTCTTTGTTTTTGTCAAAATATTATACATGGTAATGTATTTACCATCAGTTTTATCGTAAAGTATATTATCAATATATAATTCTGCATTTTCAATAATATAAGAAATATTTTTTGCAAATTTGAATTTTGGCAATTTGTTATTTTTTATTCTTAAAAATAATTTTTTTTGAATTAGTAATTCATCATAATATTTTTTTTTGTTTACAATTATTAAATTAATATTTTGTTTAATATAATTAATATCTATATTTTCTTCCAAAGTTAAAGAACCATATAATTTTATTAAATAATATTCTAATTCTGTTTTTGAATATTCATAAAAAGATATTTTGTTATATTTATCGTTTTCTATTATGTAATAATTTTTTTTTATTTCGTTAATTAGTTCTTCACTTTTTTTATTATTTATTATATTATTCAAATAAGGCTTAATTTTATTATAATAATCATTATCATTATCATTATTATTATTATTACAAGTTCTACATGTATTATTACTACATTTATCATTATCACATGTATTATTATTACATATATCATTTGTATTATTTTTTGTATTATAAATGATGTTTTTAATATTTGCCAAGTTTCTAATTTTTTCTGAATTGTCTTTAATATAATTAATTTTTTTTATTAAACTTGGAATGTTATTATAATTAAAATAATTATTAGTCATTAATTTTTTGAAAGAATCTAAAATGTTATTGATTTTTGGATTTGTTAAATTATTTTTTAACATGATATCGTTAATATTTTCTATAATTTTGTATATTTTAGTCATAATTTTATTATCCAATATATAACATAATTTATTATCAATATTTTGTTGTCTTAGTAATATTTTTAATATGTTTAAAGAATTAATTTTGATATAAATTTGTTCAAATATTTTATTATCAAAATTATTCATTATTTCTTCGATAATTAAATATGGTAAATAATTTATGCAAAAAGTTTTTATAGTAATATCAATTTTATATAATTTTGCTTCATTACATAAATATTTGTCTAGTTTTGTTTTTAAATATTCTTCATTATATAATTTTATAATATCATTAATAAAATTAATATGATGATTTATATATTTATAATGTTTTTTTGTTAAATTTAAATCAATTAACCAATTATTTGAATCGTTATATAAAATATTGGTTTTATGTAATAAATTATTTAAAATATTGTATTGTTCTAATTTTAAAATATATTGAGAATAAATAAAATCAGATAAAGTATTATTTGGCTGATATTTTTTAATTACGTTGATTAATTTATATTTGTAAGGTTTTTTTTTGATTTTAGTTAATATATCATTAATTATATTATCATTGTCATTTAAAATAATATCAAAATATATTTTTATATCATTGATCAAACAATTATCATTGTAATTATTAGTATTGTTAGTATTATTGTAAATATAATCATTATTATCGTCAGTATCATCGCCAGTATCATCGTCAGTATCATCGACAGTATCATCATCTGTATCATCGTTATCAGTATTATTGATATTATCATCATCATTAGTATCATTATTATCATCTTTATTAATATCGTGATTATCAAGTATTAAATTTTTGATAAATTTTATAATAACATAAAAAATTTGATTTTTGTTGATAACTATTAAATCATTATTTATATTCAACATATTATAAAATGTTTCTATTTTATTTTTTAAAATATTATTAGTAGTTATGTTTATTATAAATTTATTTTTGGATTTAATATTATCGATTAATAATAATATGTTATTAATATCATTATAAATATTTAATTCCCTATCTAAAAAATCAATTACATCAATATTATCATTATAATTAGTTATGTTAATATTTTTATTTTTAAAGTGTTCTAAAATTTTATTTCTTGTTAAAGTGTCATATTTTAAATTTAATTCAGGTCTTTTTATTTTTAAAAATATTTTAGTAAAACCATCTAAATATGTATCTATTTTAACTGTCGAAACTGAATTGAACGAAAATTTATTTGTAAATTGTAATTCTTTAAATTCAACATAAAAAGGCTCATATTTACTAGAATTTTGTTTAAATAACGAATTTTCAGAATAATTATCAATATAATTTACTTGATTTGCTACTAATTGGATAAATGCCATATATATTTATAAATAATAAAATTATTTATGTTATATTATCCATAGGTAAAACCTAAATTACCAAAACCACTATAAAATCTTAAAATATTTATATTTCTTGAATAAATAGTTATTAATTTGTTTTCTTTAATATCTATTCTATCTTTATTTAATTGTATTTGTAATTTAGGTCCTTTTATGACTGACAAATTAGCTGATCCGCTATTTTGTAAATTTTCGGGTATTAATGAAAAAGAATATATATATATACCTTTTTGAGAACTAGTATGATATAAATAAGATTGTATATAATTGTAATATTCCTTATTATATCTATCAGTCAGATTATCACTACCAAAAATAATAGTAGCATTATCCATTTCATAATAATTATTATAATTTATTAATTTAGAAGATTGTATAGTCCAAATAATTTCTCTAGAAGGATGAGCAAAAATATCTAAATTGGCTAAAATATCTTGTTCGTTTGTATAAATTTGATAAATTTGTAATTGATTAATAATATAATCGACACTGCCTCTAGCAAATTTTTCTCGTTCCAGTTCATCTAAATAAATATAATTTGCATATAAAGAAACATCTAAATAATGATTTTTATATTTATTATAAATAATATCTGAATTAGTATTAAATATTTTACAAAATTTATTTAATTCCAAATCTATTCTAACATCATTGTATTGTAAACATAATAAAGGCAAAGAATTTTCATAATATTGACAAAACCAAAATCTTAATGGAATAAATAAAGTATATTTCGGTTTATTTTTTTTATTATATTTATTTAATATTTTTACATTACCAATCATTTTATTATAAACATGTTTCATGTCTATTTTTTTTGTTAAAGAATACCATACATTTAACCAATTACCATCATGTTCATCAATTTTATTACCACCAATATATACACTAATTGTTTTTATTATTGCATGGCCTAATCTTTTTACCCACGCGCCAGAAATTATATTATTATTATCATTATTATTATTAATTTTTTGGATTAATAATTTAATACGATAAATCAAATGATTAATATTTTCTTTCAATAATTCTTTAGTATTTATTAAAGTTAATAAATATGGATCAAAGTCATGCCATTTGAAAATATAATTAAAAAAATTATTATTTTCTAAAAATTCTTTAAATTCTAATATTAATTCATTATTGCAAAAATATTTTTGTATTTTTTCTTGAATTTTTTTAACATTATTATTATTCTCGGCTTTGCAAAAATTATTTATTAATATATATAAATCTTTGTAAATTTGTAAATATTTATTAATATCATTATTCATATTATTATTATTATTATTAAGAATAATTTCGGGAATTTTTATTCTGATATATGTTTTACTTAATAAATCGCCAGCTTTAGGAATAATAAAAGAATATTTTGAACCAAATGTATTATTATTTTGAGAAATAGGAAAAATTTTTAAAGTGTCTAATGCAAAATTAGTATGTCTTTTATAAACATATAAAAATAATGTAATTTGAGGTTCAAAAGTTAAATAACAATCCTGTTCGCCTGTTAATGTTAGAAGTAAATTTCCACACGACATTTATATATAAAAAAAATATAATTTATTATAATAATATACTTTAGCATTTTAAATTAAAATACATAGTAATACTAATACAAAAATACAAACCAAATACATAATAATATAATAATTATTATTCACTATTTTATTATTTGATACATTGTCCATATATTCATATAAATCATAAACAGGAACTTGATATGTATCATTAGGTAATATTGAATCATCAGCAACAATATTTAAATTATCATCAGGTATAATAAAATCTACGTTGTTACTTGAAACAGGATAATAATAATTATACCAGGTATTAAATGGATAATCAAAATAATAGTAATAATAAGGATACATATAATACCATCTTAATGGTTTATAATTAAAAAATGGATAATAGTATAAATCAGGATAATAACCATAATATCCAGAACCATAATAACCAGAATCATAATATCCTGAGCCCAAATACCTATTATAATTATTATAATTTTTTCCTTTATAATAATTATTCCATTTTTTATTATACCTCGTTAATTTATTATTAGAACCAGGTCTAGAACCAGGTCTAGAACCAGGTCTAGAACCAGGTCTAGAACCAGGTCTAGAACCAGGTCTAGAACCAGGTCTAGAACCAGAACTAGGTCTAGATCCAGAACTAGGTCTAGAACCAGATCTACCGAAACTAGATCTACCTGAACTAGATCTACCGAAACTAGATCTACCAGAACTAGACCTAGAAGATCCTGATCTAGAAGATGATGAACCTCTTGAATGTGCCATTTTATATTAATAATAAGAAATTATTTGTGTTAAAATTATAAATTTATATAATTATGAATTATATATGAGCGGAGGTATATTGCAATTAATTTATACCAGTGAATATTATATTAAGCCAACCGTTACATTTTTTAAATCTGTAATACGTAATAATACAATATTTTCAAAAGAAACAAAAATATTACCATTAGATAATTTTGGATTTGGTAATTTGTCAGAAATATTTATACCTAATTCAGGAGATTTAATAAATACACTTGTTTTAAAAATAACTTTACCAGAAATAACAACGACACAAACTATAAATTTTGCTTGGATAAAATATATTGGTTATGCAATTATTAAATATATCAAGATAGAAATAGGAGGCCAATTAATAGATAATATAATAGGCGAATGGTTATATATATGGTCATTAATTTCTACTAAAAGCGATAAATATCGTGATCTCAATACTATTATAGGTAATGTATCATTATTAACAAATTATGATAATAACACTAAACCTGAATATGATTTATTAATTCCTATACCTTTTTGGTTTAATAATTATGAAACATGTTTGCCCCTTGTTTCGGTAATGTATCAAGATATAAAATTAAAAATAAAACTTGAAAAATTAAACAAATTAATAATTACAAATGACATTAATTATATAATAAATGAAATTCAACCAAAAATACAAAATTTAGATGTATATTTAGATTATATAAATTTAAATTTACCTGAAAGGAAACAAATAGCAACCTCAGATATTTATAATACTATTGAACAACATCAATACATAAAAGATAATTTATATAAAGGAGAAAACATTATAAATTTAAATTTGTCATTAAATGTAAAAGATTTAATATGGTTCAGTAGAAATATAAATTATTATTCGTGTGAAAAATTTTTATGTTATACAAATTCTAAAAATTGGTCAAAACAAATTATAGAATTTTCATATGGTTTAATTCAAGATAGTTCATTTTTATCGGATAGTTTATTAAAATCTTTAGAAGATGGTTTAGAAGTTGTTTTACCTCAACAAACTAAATATGTCAATAATAATAAAATAAGTATAATTAATAATTCAGATAAATATTACAATATTAATATCAATTCGTTAATTTACGAAAACAATAATTTATTAAAAAAAATATCTTGTGAAATTATTATAAATGTTAATTATAATATTAAAATTAATAATTTAAAAACTAGTATAAAAATAAAAGATATTAGTATTCCAGTTAAATATTATATTGATAATAGATTTCAAAATAATGACGTATATGTTAATCAATTTACTAATTTTGGTAAATATATCGATGGAACAATTAATGTAATAAAAAAATCAAAATTATATATTAATGGGTATAATTATTTTAAAAATAATAATACGTTTTTTAATATTATTCAACCTTATTTATATTATAATAATTACTTTAATAATCATATAAATATTTATAGTTTTTCGGTCGATCCTTTAGCAATTATACCAACAGGTGAATTGAATATGAGCGATTTTTTAAAAAAGTATTTGTATTTATATTTGGATAATTGTTATAATAGCAAGTTTTGTGGTAGTTGTGTTAACAGTAGTAGCGATAGTAGTAGCGATAGTAGTAGCGATAGTAGTAGCGATAGTAGTAGCGATAGTAGTAGCGATAGTAGTTGTGGTAGTAGTAGCGATAGTCGTGTTAAAAATGATGAATATGAAGTTATAATAATAGCTAGGATAATAAATAGGTTATTAATAAGTCACGGTTTAGTTGGTATTGGTTATTAAGCTAATTTATTTATTTTACTTATTAAATTGTTATTAAATTTGAATTTTTTTAGTAATAATTTTTCGTTATCTGTTAAATTAATAATATTTGGTTGTATTAAATTATTAAATTTGTAATTGAAATTTATATTATTATATTTTGCCTTATGAATTATTGTATTATAGGTTTTAATAGAATTAATAAAACGATTTGTATATTCTATAAAATATTTGTTAAATATTCGGATGCAATTTATTTTTAATAATCTGATAAATTTTTTGGTTTCTTCGAATTTATAATGAATACTTAATTCTTTGGAACTAGAACTTTTCCAAATAAATTTATTTAATTTTATACAAAATCTTTCGCCATGTGTTTTATCTTGTTTCATATAATTAACATGTATAGGTATAAGATCAGATTTAATATTTGGTATGATTATTGTTCTTTTTTTATGTTTTTTTATTTCGCCATAAACTAAATTATTATAACGATTATCTAAATTAATGCCGTTAAAATGTGATATAATAACTTTTTTATTATTAAAAAAATTTTTACATTTTTTGGCCATTAAAATATGATGTAATAATATTTTTTTTTTAACATTATCTAAAACATGAATACAATATACATTACCAGTTCTATCGACCTTAAATTTTTTTTTAAGTTTGTTAATAAATAAATAGTCTAAATAGTCCATTACTACAGGATAAATTATACCTTTATATTTGACTTTTAATATACCATATCTTTTTCTTTTGAATATTATATTGTCCATTATATATTACTAATATTTATTTTGCAGTAAAATTCAAAAAAAAAAATGAAAAAAAAAATTTACAACGACTTTAACCCTTATAAAGCATTATAATACATAAATTTTATATATAATGGCAGAATTTAACTTGTTAAACATCAAATACAAAATTTTTATCCATCCAAAACAAGCGACTATTGGTTCGATTGCATTTGTTGCTAGGAATGCGATTGACAAATATAAAAAATTTCATAAAATTAACGACGATATGATGTTTAATGAATGTTATCAATTATTAGATGATATTAATACATTATATCAAGAAACATTAAAAATATCATTTAGTATGGATTATGTTAATTTTATAAGAAAAATATTTGAAAATGATTATGCTTTAGGTTTTAAGGTAGATAAAGATATTTATAACGAATATTTTCCTTATAAGAATGATAAAGTTCAACTAGTTCAATTAAACGTCGTCAAGTTATTCGAAATTTTATTTTTGAAATTACGATTTTGGGGATATGTTTTATCAGAATTAGGCATTAATGGCTATTTTAGTGATGAACAAGCGCAATTACGTGATTTATTTAATACTTTTTTGTCAAAATACACAAGAAATGAAACTATTGTAGCAAAAAAAAATTATAGAAAAAATAAACAAACTGAGGAAATGGAAGAATATTATATTGAATATACATTATATTCAGAAAAATGGATTGAAGATTTTAATTTGAAAATTAGATCTTTTGAACAAAATAAAAAATAATTTTTTTTTTATAAAATTACCATTTAGACCTACATAAAACGCAAGTAGGATTTTTATTATTTTTTATCCACATATTAAAACATTGCTTATGAACAGGGTTTCCACAAGCATATTTACAGTAATCTAATTCTTCGCCATTATTTATTTCATCTAAGCAAATAGGACATAATTCTTCGTCCATTCTCATAGGAACAGTAATATTTTGTGAAGCATTTAATATACCATTGATATTATACTCTTTTTGTAATGCTTCAGGAACATACAAAAAATTAGCTATTTGTTGCATATCTGAAAACATTTTTGTTAATTCATTATCAGTATATTTTTTATTTTCTACATTATTGGGATTTATTAACATTACACGTAATAATATAAAATATATATGCTTACATCTATTATGTCTAGTTGTATAATCAGGACATGTACAGGTTGGCGTTGATTTTATATTAACTGTATAAATATTACCTGTAGATCCTAACACACTAAATTTTTTTTCCTGATTATTATTGTTTTGAGCATCAAAATTAATCAAATATAAATTTTGGGTTAAACCTCGTTGTTTTCTTGTTGTCATTATAATATGAATATTATTATTACATTTATATGTTAATATTTTTTTTTCATTTTTTTTATATGTTTGTTTCAATAATTATAATATAAATAAAATAACAACAAAAAATAGTTTTTTGTAATATTTTACCTGCTAATAAAAAGCATTAAATACGGTATTTTAATTTTTATGTTCGTTCGAATAATAGATAATTAACTAATTGCGATTAATATTATGGTAATTCTAAAAAATATCATTTTAAAGATATCTTAATAAAAAATATTAAAAAAGTTTTTACAAATATTTATTTATCTAAGATAATAACAAAATGAATAACAATAATAAATAATAATAAGGTAATTAGTAATAATAAAAAAGTATGAATAAATAATAACAAGGTAATTAGTAATAATAAAAAGGTAATTAATAATTAATAATTAATAATTAGTAATAATAAAAAAGTATAAATAAATAAAAAGTAAAATAGTAAAAAGCAAATAAATTTAAGAAGCATAAGCCAAACCACCCATACCAGACATTACTCTGAATACGTTGTAGTTAAAGTCATATACGTACAATTGGTTATTAGATGAAGCGTTTCCATTGCATCCTTTAACGTAATTGAGGGAAGGATAATTTCCGATTTGAGTAGGATCTCCAACAGCCAAAATTAATTGAGTGTTATCAATTCTTGAAAAGTTGCAAGTTCCAGATGGTTGATGTTGTTCAGGCATCAAAGCAAATGAATAGACGTTAATTCCATCAGCAGGGGTATTGGTATGACATTCATCAGGAACAACATAATTGAAGTATGAACCTTCTCGTTCATAAAATCTATCATGACCATTCAATTGGATCTTTGCAGCCAATACGGGGTTTCCAGTTCCGTCAATCAATACACCATAATTATGCCATTGGTAAACCATAGCATCATCATCTTTATTAAATCTAGTGTCATTTAAGCAAGATAAGGGGAATGACAAATCTCTAACGGTCAAACTAGTTTTAACGTTTGAGCATTGAACATTGCAGTTTTCATCTACATAAATTTCACAGAAAATCTTATCGGTTAAACTATATTTAGTTCCTTTGACGACCAATGAGTTAGTATTAATTAAAAGTGATTTATCTTTGCATTTGTTATCTACAAAGATTTTACCGTTCTTAGTCAAACCAGCTTCATTAGGTTTGAACAATTCCCATTCACCACAAGTAGGGTATGAATCGGATGAACAAGATGAGCTAGATGAACTAGATGAACTAGATGAGCTTGAACTATGATCACAATCAATCAAGGTAATACTGTCCAAAATTATTTTGGTTGCAGCATCATCTAAAACATTATTCCAGTCATCACCTCCATAGTAATAAACAAAGTTTTCACCACTGTTATAATTACCGTTAATAATAGCCCAGACTAATTCTTTACTTGGATGATTGAAATCCAATTTGATTTTCTTTGATTGAGTATCAACATTTTCAACATTAGTAAATTGAACTTGTTCAATCAAATATTCATGACCAACTTGAGCGAATTTTCGTCTTTCATCAGAATCACAATATACATAATTGATCAACATTTCAGCATTAATATCTTTGATTTTGTTAATATCATTAGCTCTGAAACAAGCATTAGATACGATCAATTGTTCCAATGGTCTGAAGACAAAGTTTAATTTGACTTCATGATATTGTAAAGCAATTAAAGGTAAAGCTAAACCACAATGTCTGTTGAACCAAAATTTCAATGGAACGAACATAACATAAGCAGGTTTAGGCAAGTTATCATAAGTAGTTAATTCAGGAACGTCACCAATCATTTTCAAAAATCCACGTTCTCCATCACCAGCATGACGAGCTAATTCATACCAAATATTTAACCAAATACCATATTGTCTATCAATTCTTGAACCTCCAACTTCAACTTCTACGTAATCAATCATAGCGTAACCAAGACGTCTTACGTAAGCAAATTTACTATCGGGACTAGAAGGAACATATTCATTCAAAAATACTCTTAAATACATTTGAGTGACTAAATCACCATTTCTACTAACCAAAACAGTTGATCTTTTACCATAACCAGGTTGAGATTGGAAAGTAATAGGAATTGGTTCAATTGAAAAATTAGTGTGTCGTCTGTAGACAATTTTGAAGAAAGTAATTTGGGGGGAACCTGTAAGATATACATCTTGGGCTCCATAAGCTACTAATTGCATTAATCCTCCTGACATTATTTATTATATACTATGTTCAGATAAAAATTATTTAAAAAAAAATTAATAAATTATTTTTCTATATTTAAAATATTTTTTTATACATTATTTTTATATTTTTTATATGTTATTTCATAATATTTAAACCAATGTTTTATATTTTTTATATGTTATTTATTTTATTACAATATTATTTTTATTTATTTTGTAAATTATTTATCATTCTTTATTCTTTTTTTTATAATCAAATGATCAAAACCAATTAATAAACAACAAAACAAATTATTAATTAAAACAAATAACAAAAATGAATAACTATAACAAAAATAAATAACAACTTTAAATAAGAAATAATAAATCTAAACAAGAAATAATAAATTTAAACAATAAATAATAAATAATATTACAATAAATAATAAAAAAACAATTTTTGACAAAATTATTAAGTGCGTAAAAATTATTATTTTTATAAAATAATAATTAAAATAACAAATAATATTTAATTAGATACGAGACCACTGAAACCATTATCAATTCTTAATATATTGTAATTCGTAGCATAAATATATAAATTATTTTCCAGATCATGATTTAAAAATTTATAATTATTGTATTCAATATTATCATAAAATAATTCTAATTCAATTTTTTCTATTCTAGAAAAATTAGCAAATCCAGATGGTTGTATTTTTTCAGGTTCTAAAGCAAACGAGTATGACATTATACCATTACAAGGTATATTAGTATGATGTTCTAAAGGTTGTAAATAATTATAATACAAATAAGATAGTTTTGTTATTCTCTCTAAACCATTAAATAATATTCTAGCGCTTTTTATTTGAGATCCTGAACCATCAATATATAAACCGTAATTATTAAATTGATACACTATTGAATCTAAACTATCGTTAACACGTGTATCAATCATTTGTGTAGTCGGTATTGATATGTCCATAATTGTTATGCTTGTAGTTAATTCGTTAATTATAATATTACCTTCTTTATTAATTGTAACAATTACATTAATTTTGCCAGTAATATTTAATTCACCAATTTTTAAAGAACTAGTATTAACATACACTTTATTATCATTATTATTTATAATATAGAAAGTATCAACTAATTTACTACTATTTGCATATACTTTTACCCATATACCATTTTCAGGTTTAATATTAACACTTATACTTTTCAATACAATTAATTTAGATGCTTCTATTAAATTAATTTCTTTAATTTTGTTTAAATATTCTTCTGAACGATTATTATAATTATCTACAATTAAAGTATCAGAATAATATACAAATTGTTGGCCACTTGTATAATTATAATTTTTGATGGCCCAAAATAATTCTTTTACGGGTAATTTAATATCTGATAAATTATACATATTTGGCATTAAATATTTTATATTTTCACTCTGTATTTGTTCTATTAAATATTCATTTAAAGTTGTTAATATTTTATTTTTTTCAAATGTATCCAAAAATACATATTGTGTTAATAAATAAGAATTAGTTATATGCAAGTTATTACAAAAATTTTTACTTGAAACTATTAATTTATTGATTTTTTCTAAAGATATTGTTAATACAAAATTATTATAAAATAAATTATTTATAGGAAAAGCATGTGTATAAAAACGGTTAAACCAAAATTGCAATGGTATCATTAACGTATATGATTTTTTAATAGAAGAATTATAACTTGTTAATTCAGGTATATTTCCTATCATAGCATCATATGCTTGATAAATATTTCTATTACCAGACAATTCCCACCATATATCTAACCATGTTCCATATTGTTTATCGTATTCAGTTCCGCCTATATTGATTGTCATATTTTTAATAATCGCATGACCTAATCTTTTTACCCATGCAAAATATGCATTTTCAGGTATAACTTGAGGTATTTCTAGACATAAAAACATTTTAGATATCAAATCACCCGATTTATTAACAATTACAGAAATCGAATTCCCAAAATCCAAATTACCAATATTTTGTTGGAAAGTTTCTATAGCAAAATTAGTATGTCTAACATATACACACCTAAAAAAAGTAATATCATCATTACTAAATATATATGCATCCTGATCATTACCACTTAAAAAATGTAATAAAAAACCTTGCATTAAAATATTATATATAATAAGGCTAATTTATTTTTTTATATAAAACACTTATTTTATTAATAAAATCTACTTATTTATTATAAATACTTGTTTTCAAATGCCTAATGTTTTATTTATCTTGCCAGTAAATTTATACAAACAATTAACAATAAATAATTATACAAAAATTTATATTATAGAACATCCTGTATATTTTACAAAATATAACTATCATAAACAAAAATTAATATTCCATAGAGCAACGATGAAATATTATTACGATTATATCAAAAAAAAATACAAAATAAATGTTCAGTATATTAATGTTTTTGACTATGAAAATTTTTTTGAGAATTTAACAGCAATAAATATATTCATGTTCGATCCTGTTGATCATGATGTTACTAAAGATATTACTAAAAAATGTAAAAAAAATAATTTAACCTTAAATATTTTAGATACTCAAACTTTTATTACACCATTAAGAATATTAGAAGAATATAATAATACACACAAAAAATTAATACAATATCATTTTTATATATTTCAAAGGAAACGATTAAATATTATGGTAGATAAAAATAATTTACCTTTAAATAATAAATGGACTTTTGATACTGAAAATAGAAAACCATTCGATAAAAAATATAATAATGAATCGTTTCCTAAAGAAATAAAAAATAAATATACAATAGAGGCAATAAAATATGTTAATAAATATTTCATAAAAAATCCTGGTAAAGAATTTAATTGGTTGCCAATTGATCATAAAGCTAGTGAAAATAAATTAGATGATTTTATAAAAAATAAGCTAAAAAATTTTGGTCCTTACCAAGATGCAGTTAATGATAACATTTTTGCAGGATATCATAGTGTTTTATCGCCTTTAATAAATGTAGGATTATTAAATCCAGAAATGATACTCGAAAAAGTATTAAATAAATTAAATAATAATACTATAATATCTATAGAAGCATATATTAGACAATTAATAGGTTGGCGTGAATATTGTCGTCTGATTTACATGTTTAGATTAAAAGAATTAAATGGTAATTATTTTAATAATAAAAAAAAATTATCTAAAAAATGGTATAATTATCATGATACTTATACTGGTTTTGTTTTAATCGACAAACTTATACAAAAAACATGGAATTATGGTTATTTACATCATATAGAAAGATTAATGTATATTAGCAATTATTTACAATTAAATAATATTTTACCTCAAGATGTTTTTAATTGGTTTCAATCAATGTTTCTAGATAGTTACGCAGTATTTATGTATCCAAATGTATATGGTATGTCTTTATTTTCAGGAGGACCAGTCATGATGACAAAACCTTATTTTTCATCAGCAACATATATTAGTAAAATGAGTAATTATAAAATAAAAAATAATTTTTATCCTAAAATTATGAATTATGAATGGTATGAAGTTTGGAATTCATTATATTATGCATTTATTAATAAACATAAAGAAATATTAAAAAAAAATTATGGAACGGCACAACAAGTTAAACATTGGAATGATAAAACTAGTTCCGAAAAAAATGATTTGTTAAAAATAGCCAAAAAATATATTAAATTATATTAACAAAAATTATATTAAATTATATTAAATTATATTAACAAACATCATCATAATAACAATATCATAATAACAACATCATAATAACAACATCATGACAAAAACATCATCATAATAACAATATCATAATAATAACATCATGGCAAAAAATATTATCACAACAAAAATATCATCATGACAAAAATATTATTATTATTAAAAATTATTATTATTAAAAATTATTATTAAAATATTATTATTAAAAATTATTATTAACATGTATATTTAATATATAAATATATATATTAATAATATACTATAAATAATTTATGGTATCTCTTAATTTAAAACCTGACAAAGTAAGAAACAGAAACAATAGTAGCACATTAGATCAAATCCATAATCAAAAATGTGAAATGTTCAAAAAGAATATAAATATGGTAGAAAATTATAAAAATAAGATAAATAATTATACTTTGTTGTTAAATGAAATTAACAATAAAGTTCCTAATCAATTAAGTAATGAGGAAATAATAATGAGATCTCAATACAAAGATACTATTGAAAAATTAAGTGATAAAATAAATGATATGGTGAATTATCATGATGAAATAGATTATTATAGTGAGGCGGGTGATATAATTTTGAGTTATTATAATCAAAATATCAATGACGAAAATAATATATTTACAAATTTAACAAATGATGACAAAATAACAAATAATACATTAGGAATGATAGATAATGATATGGGTAAATTAAAATTATTTTGCGAGACTCAGAAAAAAAAGCAGAAAGTGTATAAAGAAACTAAACATAGAAAACCAGAACCAGTGAATAAAAATAATATTTTATCTTATTACAAATTAAAACAAAGTTCCCCCGAAAATTCAGATTCAATTACTAACGAAAAAAAAACATACAACGAAAATGATTTACTAATACAAAGTAACAATAAAAAAAAAAAATGTGATCTATTTAATGAATTTAGATATATCGTTGATCCGAATTATATAATGGAAAAGAATAAAAATTTCAAAAATCCGAATAAATTTTATGAAAGATGTCCAGAATGTAACGTTGATAAAAAAATAAATCAAACTGAAGGAACTTTAGTTTGTCCTAAATGTGGTAAAGTTGATAATTTAATGATTGAACCAGAAAAAATAAATTCTAAAGACAAAGTAGTTGATAAAGTAGTTTATCCATACAAAAAAATGAATCACTTGAATGAATGGTTAAATCAAATACAAGCAAAACAAACAACTGAAATACCAAATGAAATGTTAGATCAAATTAAATTAGAATTAAAAAAAAATAGAGAATATGACTTAATTAAAATAAAACCTCAAAGAATTGTCGAAATATTAAAAAAAATAGGTAAAACGAAATTTAAGGAACACCATATATTAATTTGGGTATTAATAACAGGTAATACAGCCCCTTCGTTAACTAGAGAAGAAGAAGATAATATAAGGGAATTTTTTAAAATGACACAAGAACCTTATGCTAAATATAAAACAAAAGGTAGAATTAATTATTCAAGTTATTCATTTATAATTTATAAAATATGTGAATTATTAGGTTATACGCAAATAACAAGTATTTTACAATTATTAAAAAGTCCCGAAAAATTAAGAAGTTTGGATATTACTTGGAAATCAATATGTTATGATTTAGGATGGAAATATATACCAAGTCATATGACCAGATAAAAAGATTTTAATTTATTATTTATATTTTTTTATTTTACATATTTTAACTAATAAAAAAAATGAATATTTTATTCAAGTATAATATACACATTATAATATTAATAATATATATATATGGATAGTTATAAAATATCTTTATTAGGAGAAATTACCGTCGGTAAATCTACATTAGTTGCATATTTAAAAAAAAATGTATTTATTCCTGAGCTAGATAGCACTATTGGAATGCATTTTATGCCATTAAAATATAAAGACATACAATTAAATTTATGGGATACGTCGGGTCAAGAAAGATATCAAAATATTACAAAATTATATTATCGTAATTCTGTTGTCATTATGTTAGTATATGATTTGGCTAATAATTTTGAATCAGGATTAAAATATTATTTGGAAGAAATTAAAATTAATACTGATAATTATAAAATACTTTTAATCGGAAACAAAAAAGATCTAATAGATGATAATAATATTGTTAATATAGATAATAAAGTTAATGATATTATTAAAAATTGTGATTTACAAGATAAAATATTAGATCACGTTAAAATATCATGTAAAAATTTGGAAGGTCGAGATATTATTTTGGATAAATTATATAATTATTGTAAAAATAATTATATAGCCATTGAAGAACCTATTATTATATTAAATAATGATAATGTAACAAGTTCTTATTGTAGTTGTTAAAAAATTACAAATTATTAAAAATAATATTATTTTTTTATTGTAATTAAATATATAATTCTAAATATATATTTCTAGATATTCAAAAATAAAAAATCATTAAAAAATATTAAAAATTATTTGATTATTGTTAATTTAAAATAATCTCAAAACCAAATGCAAAGTTGATTCCTTTTGGATGTTATAATCAGCCAAAGTTCTTCCATCTTCTAACTGTTTTCCAGCAAAAATCAATCGTTGTTGATCAGGAGGAATGCCTTCCTTGTCTTGAATTTTTTGTTTAACTTGTTGAATAGAATCAGATCCTTCAACTTCCAAGGTAATAGTTTTTCCAGTCAAAGTCTTGACAAAAATTTGCATACCACCTCTTAATCTTAAAACTAAATGCAAAGTTGATTCCTTTTGGATATTATAATCGGCCAAAGTTCTGCCGTCTTCCAATTGCTTTCCAGCAAAAATCAATCGTTGTTGATCGGGAGGGATTCCTTCTTTATCTTGAATTTTAGTTTTAACTTGTTGAATTGAATCAGAACCTTCTACTTCCAAGGTAATGGTTTTCCCAGTTAAAGTCTTGACAAAGATTTGCATTTTATATATTTATATTTAATTATTATTTCTTTATATATTAATAAGGTATATTTCAGATTTTTTTTTCATTTTTTTTTTTTATTATTATAATAAATTATAATTAATTATAATGAATTATAATAAATAATTAGTAATTATTTAATAAAATCTTAATAAAAAATCATTCAAAAAAATAAAATTCTAGTATTAAAATTATAATCTCAAAACCAAATGTAAAGTTGATTCCTTTTGGATATTATAATCAGCCAAAGTTCTTCCATCTTCTAATTGCTTTCCAGCAAAAATTAATCTTTGTTGATCAGGAGGAATACCTTCCTTGTCTTGGATTTTTTGTTTAACTTGTTGAATGGAATCAGATCCTTCAACTTCCAAGGTAATAGTTTTTCCAGTCAAAGTTTTGACAAAGATTTGCATACCACCTCTTAATCTCAAGACTAAATGAAGGGTAGATTCCTTTTGGATATTATAATCAGCCAAAGTTCTGCCGTCTTCCAATTGCTTTCCAGCAAAAATCAACCGTTGTTGATCGGGAGGGATTCCTTCTTTATCTTGAATTTTGGTTTTAACTTGTTGAATAGAATCAGATCCTTCTACTTCCAAGGTAATAGTTTTTCCAGTTAATGTTTTAACGAATATTTGCATTTTATATATTTATATTTAATTATTATTACTTTATATATTAATAAGGTATATTTCAGATTTTTTTTTCATTTTTTTTTTTTGATATTAGTAATGTAATAGTAATGTGATAGTAATATAATAGTAACGTAGTAATAATGTGATAGTAATTATATAATCAAATTGTCTAATTAATAAAAAATTCTAGTATAATAAGCAAAACCTTTAGGAAACGATTTATAATCTCAAAACCAAATGTAGAGTAGATTCTTTTTGGATGTTGTAATCGGCCAAAGTTCTACCATCTTCCAATTGTTTTCCAGCAAAAATCAATCGTTGTTGATCGGGAGGAATACCTTCCTTGTCTTGGATTTTTTGTTTAACTTGTTGAATGGAATCAGATCCTTCAACTTCCAAGGTAATAGTTTTACCTGTCAAAGTCTTGACGAATATTTGCATACCGCCTCTTAATCTTAAAACCAAATGTAAAGTTGATTCTTTTTGGATATTATAATCAGCCAAGGTTCTGCCATCTTCTAATTGTTTTCCAGCAAAAATTAAGCGTTGTTGATCAGGGGGAATTCCTTCTTTATCTTGAATTTTAGTTTTAACTTGTTGAATAGAATCAGAACCTTCAACTTCTAAAGTAATAGTTTTACCCGTCAAAGTCTTGACAAATATTTGCATACCACCTCTTAATCTTAAAACTAAATGTAGGGTAGATTCCTTTTGGATATTATAATCGGCCAAAGTTCTACCATCTTCTAATTGCTTTCCAGCAAAAATCAATCGTTGTTGGTCAGGAGGGATCCCTTCTTTATCTTGGATTTTTTGTTTAACTTGTTGAATAGAATCAGATCCTTCAACTTCCAAAGTAATAGTTTTTCCAGTCAATGTTTTAACAAATATTTGCATTATTATGTATGTTATGATATTAATAGTATAAAATATAACGTCTATTTCAGATTTTTTTTTCATTTTTTTTTTTTCATTTATATAAAAAATTGAAAATTGAAAATTATAACACATAACAAGTTCATTAAAAAAGGATATATATATAATGCCAAGAAAAATAGTAGCGGATCCTAATAATCCAACATTGTTTGGCGATATCCCACCTTGTCATAGGTATGCAATTTATGAGTGTATTAAAAATTTTAAAATATCGAAAAATATTAATTTCAGAGAAATTGGCAAAAATGATCTAGAAATACCAAATAATAAATTTTATTTCAGTGATACAGTATTTAAAAGTGTTCTTGACAAAATTACAGGTTCTAGATATATACAATCAGGAACTAGTTATTACACCAATAATTATGGAATAATAGTGCATAGTTTCAAATTAAATAAAAAAAGAGAACCAGACGATGATCCCGTGACTTTGATTGTATTGAATCTTTACACAGAAAAATTAAAATTTATTAATTCGTTCGTAATGAACGTTAATATAAAAACCAATATAATTTCGTTAAATGACGTATTGACACATGATGAAATACAATATTTTCAAATATTGGGTTTAGATTTGATTGATTTTGATTTTGATTTTGAATCTATAATAAAAAATTACGAAACAGAACAAATTAACGACATATCAACTTGAAATTTCAACACTTGTGTTATTATATTAACAAGTATAATTGTAATAATAATTATTAAAATCATAAATTAAATGTTTTTATATTGTTTTTCGTTTTTGTTTTTTTATACATGTAATACCAAACAGTTTTTAATATTGCTATTTTCTTCTATAACAGAAACAGTTAATAAACCTGATTTATCAATATAGAATTTTACAACAATACGGGGTTCTTTTTTAGGCATAGCGGGTATATTAGTTAATTGTATATTACCTATAATACGATAATTAGTCAATTCATTATCATAACCTTGTACAATATCAATATTTATAATCCTTTGGTTATCATAATACGTGCTAAATGTTTTAAATTTAGAACAAGGTATATTAGTATTTTTTTCTATTAATAATTCATTACCTGATACTGTTTTTATTCCTAAAGACAATGGCGTAACATCAACTAATACGATATCGTTATTGGATTGGCTATGAATAGTTTTTGGTTTAATATGATTATTATAATTATATAATGCCGCGCCTTGGCTGACGATTAATTTAGGATCAAAATTATCATAAATTTTAGATGTATTAAAATAATTTTTTATCGTGTTTTTTAATTCAGGCATTTTTACTGGTCCGCCTATTAATAGTATATGTTTTATATCATTTTTATTAATATTTGAATCATTTATTATTTTATCGAACATGTTTTCGCATTTTTTGAATAAATCTTGACATAACTCGTTGTAAATAGTATTATTAATTAAAATGTTGAATTCTTTTTCTAATATGTAAAAATTAATATAAACATTTTCATCTGTGTTTGATAATATTTTTTTAGCATTATCACATGCTTCTAAAATATTTTCTATTAATTTGTTGTTATTAACGATATTAGAAATGTTAATATTATTATTTTTCAAATATTTTAATACGTATATTAATAATTGTTTGCTAAAATCTTGACCACCAAAATTACAATCACCAAAAGTTCCTATGACTTGCATTACATTATTTTCAGTATCTATATATAATAATGTTAAATCAGTAGTTCCCCCACCAATATCAAAAACAAGAACGATAGAATTTAAAATATCATTATAATTATTAATATAATAATAAGCCGCTGAAGTAGGTTCATTTAATAAATAAACAAAATTAAAGCCCACATTTGTGAATGATTTTATTATTAATGATCTTTGAACTTCATTAAAATATGCTGGAACTGTTATAATTAATGGATTATCATTTAAATTTTCGGGGTATTTATCTGTAATGGTTAAATGTTTGATAATTAATGTTTTTAAATGATTTATATATAATGTAATAATATCTTCTAGATTATATTCAATTTTGTTTTTAGTTTCTATTGTTATAATAGAATCATTGACATTTATTTTATATCCTAATTGTTTTTGTATATTATTAATTTCAGTTTTATTTTTGCCAATTAACCTTTTAAATTGTTGTATATAATCAGTTGAATGATTATAAGGAATTGCGGCAATACCACATAAATTAACATTATCATTAATATATACACATGTTGGTATTATATGATTACCTTGATCTTGAACAGATATATAATTATCATTTTGAAAAATAGAAATAATTGAATTACAAGTTCCAAAATCTATACCAATACTATATTTCATTAATAATAATAAATAATATAATAATAAATGTTAAAAATCGTTATATAATATACAATTTGATATTTTTAATAACATGGCAACAATTTGTATCTTGCTATCAATACCTTGACATAATGAAACTAATGTATCACTAGAAACACGCAAAATATAATGTTGAACATTTTCAGGTATGCAACTAATATCTTCTAATTTATATATAATAACATTTTGAATACTATTTGTAATATCCATACTAGAATAACCTTTATCATATAAATTATTATATATTATCAACATTTCTTTAATTTTATTATTAAAACAAGAAACAAGTAAATTTTTTATAACTGTAGGTTTTGGTTTGTCGGACAGTTTATGTATATTATTTTTTGTAATTTCATTAAATGTATTAAAAGTATTATGAATAATATTAATTGCACATCTTAAATCACCTTGAGAATATACTGAAGCTATATTTAAAGCTTCGCTTGTATATTTTACTGATTCTTTTTTACAAATATCGACTAATTTTTTTTGAATACTGACAGGGTCAGGTTTCCCAAATTTAAAAATAACACACCTACTTTGTATTGATTCTATTAATGCGGTAATGTCATTACATGTAAATATAAACCTAGTATTATTTTTAAATTGTTCCATAATATTATTAATAGATTGTTGAGCTTTTACTGTCATATTATCTGCTTCATCTAACAATATTATTTTATGAGGTTTTTCTTCGTTAGCTTTAGTATTTAACTTGATTTTACAAAAATTAATCATAAAATTTTGGTATTTTATTCCTCTTTCATCTGAAGCATTTAATTCTAAAAATCCTTCTTTGAAATGTTTACCTAAAAAATTTCTAGCTATACAAGATACTGCACTAGTTTTTCCAACACCAGGAGAACCAACAATAATTATATTTGGCATATCTTTTTCGTCTAATATTTTTTGTATTTTTGATTTTACCATAGGACAAAGAACTAAATCATTTAATACTTTTGGCCTATATTTTTCTGTCCATGGTATATTTAAATTCATATCAATATTTTTAATATTATTATTTTTTAAATTTTTTATATTTTTATCTATCTGACTAATTATTTTATCATAATTATAGATAGTTTTTTTATGTTTTATATTATTTTTATCACTTGAAATAATATTTTTTTTTGTATCATTTGTTTTTTTATTATTATCTACATTATCCAAATAATTATTCATATTGTCATTATCATCTAGATTATCATCTAAATTATCACTATCTATATCATCATATATATCATTATCTATATCGTCATTATTACTTATATCATCATTATTACTTATATCATCATTACTTATATCATCATTACTTATATTATCATCATCCATATCATCATTATTTATATTATCATCTATATCATCAAATTTGGATATCGAGATGGATGATGAATTACTATCTATTACCATGTCTTGTATATTTTTCATAATATTAATTATAATGATAGATACATATATATAAAATAATATTTATTTCAATTTTAAAATTGATAATAAAATATTAAAATATCTTTCTAAGCTTAATATTATAAAATGGATACTTTTATTATTAAAAATACTAATCAAACTTATATTATTAGAAAAAACAATATAATTGAAAAATATAAACCATATAGTAAAATTTCACCCAAAAAAGAATATGATATATTAATGTCATTAAATCATCCAAATATTGTAAAATGTTTAGATTATAATGAAGAACAAAGTGTTATAAAGTTAGAATACATTAAGGGACCTAATTTACATGTGTATTTAGAAAAAAATTATTTAACTGAAATGGAAATATTTAATATTTTTAGTCAAGTTGCCAATGCTGTTTATTATTGTCATTCTAATAATATTACCCATGGAGATATTAAATTAGAAAATTGTGTAATAGATAATGAGTTATCTGTAAAATTAATTGATTTTGAATTTGCTAATAAATTTGTTGACAATAATGTTTCAGTAAGAAAAGTATTTGGAACGCCTATTTATTTATCCCCAGAATTAGCCAAAATCATTAATAAAAATTTGCATACTGACGACATTGAAGAAAGTGAATATAAATGCAAGCCTGTAGATATATGGAGTTTAGGAATAATGCTTTACGAATTAGTTTTTAGATGTCATCCATTTAGTTATAGCTGTCACAGTATGGAAATGTTAGTAAATAGTATAATATATGAAGAAATTTCATTTTGGAAAAATAATGAAAACAAAAAATTAAAAAAATTATTAAAAAACATGTTACAACATGATATAAATAAAAGATACACAATAGAACAAGTAATAAATTCTAGTTGGTTTAAAAAATTTAGATTAATAAAAAAATTGCCATCAGTTTTTACAAAAAAATATAATAGATATATTATTATTAATGATGATTTGTATAAATCATATAATAATAAATCTGAAATACCAGATTAAAATTATTTATTATTTATTATTTGTTATTTTAGATTTATTATTATTAATGATGATTTGTATAAATCATATAATAATTAATCTGAAATACCAGATTAAAATTATTTATTATTTATTATTTGTTATTTTATTTTTTATTAATTTTAATTATTTAAATTATTTTATTTATTTTGTTTCTGATTATTTTTGTTTTTTTTATAATTCATCGCTCTAATAAATATGTCGTCATTACTCAGTTCTATAATATCATTTGTTTCTATAATATCATTTGTTTCTATAATATCATTTTTTTCTATAATATCATTCGTTTCTATAATACTAGTAATATCCATATCATCAGTATCATTATTATCATTAATATCATTTTCATCAATTTCGTCATTTATATCGTCATCATTAACTTCAGTTTTAGGAAAGAATTCTTCATAATTGATATTAAAAATGGTTTCCAATTTCTTTTCAAAAGTAATTTCTATTGGAAAATTAGCAAAATTATCTTCTAATGATGATTCATATAAATAATCGCCATAAGTATCTTTAATATATAATTCTCTAATTTGTTCGTTGGTATAAATTTTATCTTTATCAATAATATTAGATAATTTATCTCGCATAGATAATAATTTAGTTTCTTCTACATCATATTTTTTAATATAATAATCTTGTTCCAAATAAACTTTTTCCCTTTTTGGATACCATCTATTAAAAATTCCTAATATATCAACGATATCGATAATTAGCGGGAACAAATCTGCTTCTGTTATTTGTTTTCTTATAATTCTACCTATAGACTGTTCAATATCAGATTCCGGACTAGCCATTACTAAAACATTTAAATCAGGAATATCTAAACCCTCTTTAGCTAAAGCATAAGAACCAAAAATAATATCTGCCTGTGCTGATATTTCTAATTCATATTTTTTTAATTCACCAATATATAAACCGGTAGTAAACATATCTTCTTTTTTTTTTATTATGTTATTTTGGAACATAATTTTTACTTGTTCATCAACCATACTTTTTAAATCTTTTAAATGTTGTATTCTTTCTGACAATACTAGTATTTTTCTAAAAGAATTATTTTTAACATTTGGTTCTATATTTTCTAATAATATTGCTTTAATAATATCGACTATAAAAATATTTCTATTTTTGATATCTATTAAATTTGTCATCGTTTTTACTTTAGATGGTTTTAATTGTCTTTTAATATATTGTTTCTTCTCACAATAATTTTTATCATTAGAATCATAATTGAAAACATGAACGAATACCCGATTATCTTTTTTTTTATTTTTTCTAAATATAATATCTCCTAAATTCCAAAACATAACTCTAATTAATCCATCTTTTCTTCTAGGGGTAGCTGATAAACCTACTGTAAAAGTTGAATTTACTTTTTTAAAAGATCGTGATAATATTTTTGAAGGACTTCTATGACATTCATCATAAATTACGATACCAAAATCATTAAAAATTGACTGATCATATTCTTTTAATGCAATACTATGAATCATTGATACTACAATATCCTTATTTTCTACATCTATTTTATTTTGCCAAATTATACCAATTCTAGCGCTAGTAAATTGTTTAATTCTTTCTATCATTTGATATAATAATACTGATTTTGGAACTATAAATAAAGCTTTTACACCTAATTTACATATTATATTTAAAGCTACTACTGTTTTACCATCCCCACAAGGTAAAGATATAACACCTCCACCATCAGATTTAATTTTGCCAATACAAGTATTTACTATTATTTCCTGTTCCTCAGTTAATTTACCTTTAAAATCAATATTAATATTTTTATGCATTATTGTTGTTCTTAATGGATTACCAAAATTTTTAATACCATAATATCGAGGAACATATAAATAATTTTCATCTTCTTCAAATATTTCATAAGATACTATACCTTGGTCAAAATCAGGATGAGCTTTAGGTTTTACCGTTAATTCTTTTTTAATGTCTTCATATTCTTCCTTTTTTAATATTTTTTTATCCAAAACATAACCTCTTCTAGTTAAATATTTATGAGATAAAATTATATTATTTTCATTATTATCATTATTTTCATTATTATTTTCATTGTTATTATTAGGACCAATAATTGCTTCTTTTTGTCCTATTTTTTTTGTTCTATTCCTCTTTTGTTTTTTATCATTATCTTGAAGTTTTGGTTCTGATATTTTTCTTACCCTCGTTTTTTTTTGTTTTGGTAAATTTTGTTTTGTATTTAGTTCTTGTTTTGTATCTTGTTCTAATTTTTGTTTTGTATCTTGTTCTAATTTTTGTTTTGTACCTTGTTCTAATTTTTGTTTTGTACCTTGTTCTAATTTTTGTTTTGTATCTTGTTCTAATTTTTGTTTTGTATCTTGTTCTAATTTTTGTTTTGTTCCTTGTTCTAATTTTTGTTTTGTTTCTTGTTTTGATAATTTTTGTTTTATATCTTGTTCTAATTTTTGTTTTGTTTCTTGTTCTAATTTTTGTTTTGTTTCTTGTTCTAATTTTTGTTTTGTTTCTTGTTCTAATTTTTGTTTTGCTTCTTGTTCTATTTTTTGTTTCATATCTTGTTTTGATAATTTTTGTTTTGATTCTAATTTAAGGTTAATTGCATTTTGATTTTTTATAGTTTTTGTTATTTTTTTTGTGTTATTGTTACTCGACATATAATAATATAATATTTTGTTATCATGTATATATATTTGATTGGTTTTTCATTTTTATTAATTAAAATATTATTTAATTTTATTTAAAAAACTTGGAATAATATTTTGTTTTATATAGAATATATAAATGTATAAAGAATTAAAAACCAATAATATTTGTGTAATTATAGCATCATTATTAATAATATATAGTGCTTTTGCATCAGTTATATTACCAGTAAATATAGTATCCTTTTTGAATATACCAATTATGAAATTATTATTATTTGTGATTGTAGGTATGACAAGTTTTTATAATCCTTGTTTAGGTATTATTTGTTTATTGGCTGTAATATCAAGTATTCAATGTTTTTGCTATAACGAATATATGATAGAAATGAACGAAGATATTACTGATGAATATTATATTGATCGCAATATACCAAAAAATGAATCAAAAACACATAAAAAAAATAATAAAAAAACTAAAACCAATATACAAAATAATGCTAATATGAACGATATAAATAACGATAACATGAACAATAATAATATGAATAATTATCATAATTATGATAATGTTAATCCATATGATAATTTTTATCCATCTTTCATAAATGAACCTATTTCAGAAGATAAAAGTATGAAAAATAATTATGTAGAAACTAATGATTGTGAATAAGGTTTTAAATATATTTAACATCGTAATATATTACATCTTCATTATTAATATCTTTATCATTTATTATTTTTTTATTATTGTTTAATAAAATTTGTGGTTGAGCAATTTTTATTGTAGGTAAATTAATTTTGATATTTGTTATTTTTTTGTTAATATAATGTATTAAAAATATAATTAAAGCTACAACAATAACGACATGTGCTATAATTATTATAAAAATGTCTAATAAATCTATAGTGATCATATATTATTTTATATTATAATATTATAATATAAAATAAAATGGAAGAAAATGAATTTAAGAATGATTGCCCAAATTATTCATATATACCGACAATTGTAGAAAAAAAGCGAAGAATAATAGCAATAGGTGATTTACATGGTGATTATGATTTAACAATAAAAATTTTATTATTATCAAAAGTAATAGATAATAATTTAAATTGGATAGGTAAAGATACGGTAATTGTCCAAACAGGCGATAAAGTTGATGGTTATAGGCCTATTAATCATAATGATAATAATAATAATGGAACGGCAGATGAAGATATTAAATTGCTGAATTTATTTTATAATTTGAATTTGAAAGCAGAAAAACATGGAGGTGCTGTATATTCATTATTAGGTAATCATGAAATAATGAATGTATTAGGAGATTTTAGATATGTGTCAAAAAAATCGTTATTAGAATTTGCAGAATATGAAGATGATAAAATAATATTTAAGGATAAATTTGCTAAATTATCGCCGATAGATAGGGGAATTGTTGCTAGAAAATATGCTTTTCAACCTGGTAATAAATATGCAACATTTTTAGGTTGTGCTAATGCGGGATGCATTATAATAGGAAGTTTTTTATTCGTTCATGCAGGTATAGTTCCGGAATTTTTAGACGAATTTAAAATAAAAAATAAATATGATCTTATTGAATTTAATGCAAAAATCAGAAAATGGTTATTAGGTAAACAAGGCGGTCCTAAAGGTAAATCGGAAGAAAATTATACAAAAAATATGGTATCTAATAATAATTCCCCTTTTTGGTCTAGAATATTAGGTTTTATACCTAATAATATTAATAATAATGACCAAGCATGTAATCCATTAAACAAAGTATTAGATACTTTAAAAATTGGCCACATGGTAGTAGGTCATACACCTCAAATGAACGGAATAATGGGAACATGTTTAAATGAAAAAAAACCAACATTATATAAAATAGATATAGGAGCTTCTAAAGCATTTAATAAATTTAGAAATAAAAACAGTATTATACAAGTTTTAGAAATATTAAATGATGGAGAACAAATTAATATATTGCATTAATTATTTAGATACTAGTTTCTGAATAATTATTTAGTTACTAGTTTCTGAATAATTAGTTGCTCTTTTTGCCATTTTTTCTTTTTTTGCAGCTTTTTTAACAGCTCGTTTTTTAGCGCTTTCAACCTTAACTTTTTCAGTTACTTTCTTAATATCTTCGTTAGATTCTTTATCAAATAATTCTTGAGCTTTTTTACATGCTTTAATTGTATCTGAATCACCTAATTGACTAGCAGCCTTTTCTTTATAATGTTTAGCAATGCCCATAGCAATTGGTCCCCCAAAACCTACTTTTTTGGTAACCTTATCCAATAATGCTTTCCATGCTACAACCCCTGGAGAATTCAAAGGATTATTTCGTTTCATAGATCTTCTAGATCCCTTTTTAGATCCTTTTCTCGATCCTTTTTTAGATGCCTTTTTAGATCCTTTTCTAGAAACTTTTTTTGAGCCTTTTCTAGAAACTTTTTTACTAGATCTAGCCATTTTTCTACCTTTTTTGCTACTTGTTTTTTTACTGACTTTTCTGGTTACTTTTTTGGAGGTTTTTTTCGATGCTTTTTTTGAAGCTTTTCTAGCTTTTCGTTTACCACCTGATGCTTTGTAAGAAATTGGTCTAACAGGACTTAATTCTGCGTATTGTGTTTCAGTATCTTCGTTGCTCATATTATATATATATATTATATTATAAAAATTTAATAAATATAAAAAAATTGATATTAAAATAAATTATATATTAAAAATTAATGCTATATTATATATAAATTATGGGCGTCCCTAAATTTTTTAAATGGATTTTGGATATTGATGAAAATGATGTATTAATTAATACTATTATTAATGAGGGGAATATATCGTTATATATAGATGCAAATTGTTTGTTTCATCCTATCTGTTTTGAAACATTAGAAAAATATAACAAAATAACACACGTTGATATATTAGAAAAAAAAATGTTCAAAAATATTATCAAGTATATTGATTTTTTAATAACTTTTACAAAAGCAACTTTTGTATATATATCTGTTGATGGCGTATGTCCATTTGCGAAAATAAATCAACAACGTAAAAGAAGATATATGAGCATATGTGATAAAAAAAATATGGATAAAATTAATAATAAATATAATAAACCTATAAATTCTATATGGTCGAATACTTGTATTAGTCCTGGAACTGAATTTATGGAAAAATTACATATTGAAATAATAAATTACATTAACAATAAAAAAATTAAAATATTGTATTCCTCTTATCATCAACCTGGAGAAGGAGAACACAAAATATTACAATATATTAAACAAAATGATAAAGATGAAATTAGTATAATTTATGGTTTAGATGCCGATTTAATATTTTTAGCAATGGTCTCAGAAAAAAATAAAATTTATTTACTTCGAGAAAGAAATCAAATAAAACAAAACAAAGAAAATAATTCAAAACCACAAAACCAAAATTTACCAATAATAAATAATTCAAAACAAAATTTGTTAATTGAAGAAAAAATAGAAAAAATAGAAAAAATAGAAAAAATAGAAAAAATAGAAATTAAGGAATCAGAAAATAATTTTTTGTATGTAAATATTGATATTTTAAAAATTAAAATAAATACAATCATGAATAATTTTATCAATAATAATTACAAACAATACAAAACCAAAATAAATGACGAAAATATTAAAACTGATATAAAGAATTTGGAAAATTTTATAAATGATTTTGTATTCATATGTTTTTTGTTAGGAAATGATTTTATGCCACATTTACCGTCATTAAATATAAGTACTGATGGATTATATACTTTATTAAAAATATATGCGAATATTTTTAATAATTATAAAGAATTTATTATATTAAAAAATGACGATCAAGTTTTTATAAATAATAAATTCTTAGTTCAAATATTTAAAAAATTATCAGAAATAGAAAAAAAATATTTTGAGATAACATTACCAACATATTTAAATAGGTTAAGTAGAAAAAAATGTATTTCTACTGATGATTATTTAATAGAAATATTTAATTATAATAATGTATCGGACAAAGAAGCGAATATACTAAAAAATGATACAAATATTATAAAATTTAACAATCAGTATAAATACAAATATTACGAAAAATATTTTAAGCAAAAAAATAATGAATTAATAGAAATAACAACAAAATCATATTTGAAAATATTAAAATGGACAAGTATATATTATTTTAGAAGATGTGATAATTGGTTAGAACAATATGAATTTAATCACTGTCCCATGGTATCTGATATTTACAAATATATTACCAAAAATAATATTAACATAAATGATATACAAATAATGGAAAGTATTATATTAGAACCATTTCAACAATTATTATCAATATTACCACCCCAACAGGCCAATTTATTGCCTAAAGAATTTAACTGGTTAATGACACAAGAATCAGATATAATTGATTTATTTCCTATTGAAATATCATTAGATACAATGAATAAAGAATATAGATATTTATGTGTTCCTAATTTACCCATCGTAGATCCTGAAAGAATTTTAAATGTTACAAAAAAAATTAAAATTCAACAAAAAGATAAAATAAGAAATACTAGACAAGAATTAATTATAAATAATTAATAAAACAAGAAACAATATAGTTAATAACAATAAACAATATAGTTTAATAACAAGATAATAACAAGATAATAACAAGATAATAACAAGATAATAATATTAATATTTTTTAAATTCAGCAAAAAATGGATCATTAGTTAGTACATTTATAGGTAATAAATATTCATCATTGACTAATAAACGTCCTCTTTCATGAACATTACCAATATATGCTTTATATTTTTCTAGGGCATTACATTTTTTTATAGTTTCATCATTGACTAATAATTTATAACAAGTTTTTGGTAAATATTTACCATATTCAAAATATTCATCATTATCAGTTACAAATAATCTATATTCAGTAGGGACAATTCTTCTAATAAAATTTTTAACTTCTTGAGGGACAATACTATCGGTCATTATTTGAGGAACAAAACCATCTCTAATTAATGTATTAAAAAAATAATGCATATCATAATATCTATTTTGTTCAATAGTTACATTTATATCGTCAGTCCATTTGGCAGTAACTTTATTGTTATCAACAACTCCTGGAATACATGCAAAATCAAAATCCCATAATTTTAACCTAAATCCTATATTAGGTATATTAAAAACACATTTACCAATTTGATAATTAAAATATGATTTTTTAGACCTTTGTCCTATTTCATGTATAAGTATATTATTTGCTTTCATATCATTATGTCTAAAAGAAGGATATTTAGTTTGAATTACAGCTAATACTGATATTATTTGGAAAAAAAACACTTTCCACATTGTTAAAGTTATATTTTTGTATTCGTTCCTTAAATAATCCAAAAAATCGCCTCTATTAGCCCACTCACTTAATAATACCGATACTTTATCATAAAATCTACCTTGTTGATATTTTTTTACGAATTCCAAATATTTTTTAATTTTCTTTTTTTTATTATCTGATACTTGTTTATCTTTAAATAATTCAACAAAAGGTTTAATAGATGTATTAAATGTTACTATAGGTAGAACAATATGAGGTGTTTGTTCTTTTATTACAAAATAACTTAATAATTTGATCATTCTAATTTCAGCATTCTCTGGTCTTTTGATATTTCTATAATCTCCATAAAATATTCTATTTTCTTTATTATTATTAGTATACGCAGCAATTTTTAAAGCATAATAATATTTATTACCTGTTTCAGGATCTACAACATGACCTTTAAACGTATGACCTGTAGAACCACTTTTAACATAATATAAATTACCTCCCATTTCTTCCATAAAATCTCCCAAATCTTTATATTTTTTATCCAATAAATATCTTGTATGATGTTTTTTACTATTACCATGTTCTTCACGATACGATTTATTTGCAGGTCCTGTAAAATTTTCAGTTTCCGCTACATCATAATCAACAATATTATTAAGTGTTGTATTTTCGATCAAGGTCTTGGCAAATTCAACACGATATTTTATAGTATCATATTCACTGTCTTTTAATTTACTTAATGATGATATGGAATTATTACTTTTACTTGATGAACTATTTTTTGGCATTAATATTATTTTATTATATTATGATTTTTATATAATTTCGCGATATTAAAATATTTTATAAAATTAATCTAAAATATTATATATTTATATTAATATATAATTAATGGCAAAATATGATGACATAAATTATTGTTTAAATTTATTATTCAACTATATTTATAATATTGAAGGTGTTAATAATTTACAATATAAACCAATAACAAATATTACATTATCAACATTAAAAAAACCTTCAAATTTTAATTATGACACAATAATTCAAAATATAAAATTTAAATTTGAATACAATAATGAACAATATATTATTTTAAAAAGGTATTCTGAGACATATCCAACACTAATAAAAATATCAACTTATAATAACAAGTTAAATACAAATACAATGACATCGAATAATTTAATTGATATGAAAATTAATTATTTATTATCAGATTTATCAATGTCAAATAAATATAATTTAATATTATATCCTATTCTAAATTTTGATACGAATTTAGAAAAAATAGAAAATTTGAATAAAGATTTAGCAAATATAATAAAAAAAAATTCAAAAATAAATAATGATGATGTTATATGTTTTCAAATATTTGAACATTATTTTAAATTAATGACATTAAAACAATATTTAACAGCATTTAAAAATAATATTGATGATAAAAAAATTAAAAATATCATATTTCGAGTATTTTCTATTTTATCATTTATTCAAAACAAATATCCAACTTTCAGACATAATAAATTAACATGTGATAACATATATTTATATTATAATAAAAAACCAGATAATATAAAATTCAATATTAAAAATAATATATATAGCATTGAAGATGAAGGTATAGATATAAGATTTACCAATTTTTCAAGTAGTTATATAAATGGTATAGCAGAAAATAATATAGATAATAAATTAAAAACTGATTTACCTTATTATGATGTTATTATGTTTTTACACTCATTATATTATTGTGTAAATGATTTAGAAATCAATGTTGATATAGAAAACATAATTAAAAATATTATCAATAAAGATTTTGTAAATAGTATAAAAAACAATAAAATATTTAATGATGATATAATAAATGAATTAAATATAAATTTAATAACTCCTGAATTAATTATTTCAAAAAATAATTTCTTTATAAATTTTATTAATAACACAAAAATAATGTCAAGTTCAGAGACGAGTATAAAATATAGTTCCGATTATTCAAATGAAAAAGAAGATTTAAATAAATATCATGATTCACATGATTCTATTAATTATTTTACAAGTTCTAGCTCCTCAAGTTCAAAAATGACTTCACATGGTGGTAATCATAGTTATTTTGAACCAGCAGCAAACGAACGAATTACTAGTGATGCCCCTATGTCATTATCTAGAGCCAGTAATAAAGATAGTGAAAAATCCAAAAAATACAAATTATCAACAACAACATATAAATCATCATCTAAACCATCATCTAAACCATCATCTAAATCATCAAAAAAATTATCTAAATCATCTAAACCATCATCTAAAATATCATCTAAATCATCATCTAAATCATCATCTAAACCATCATCTAAATCATCATCTAAACCATCATCATTAACTAAATCATCATCTAAAAAATTATCACGATCATCAACAACACACAAAAGAAAGTCCAAGCAATCTAAAAAAACACATAAAAATAGAAAACACAAGTCTAAAATTCATAGATCATCTTCACAAAATACTTCTTCAACATATTCTTCATCATATTCTTCATCATCAGAAGGCCAACCAATAAATAAAAATGCTCCAATAAAAACTAGAATGAATCAATTATTTAATGATAATGGTAAAAGTAATGATGATTTTCCTATGAGTATGAATCCTATGAGTATGAATCCTATGAGTAATATGATGAATCCTATGAGCAATTTAGGTAAACCCGATTTTAATTTAAATTCTGGAATTACAAATTCAAGTTTAGCTAATATTGGTAACAATATGCCAATATCTAATATGGGGTTTAATAATATACCAAATATTGCTCCTGATATGGGTTTAGGTAATAATATGTCAAATATTGGTCCTGATATGACATTTGGTAATATGCCGAATACTAATTTAGGTAATAACATGTCAATACCCGATTTGGGGTTTGCTAATAATATACCTAATATGGCTAATATACCAAATATGCCAATGCCTAATATGTCAATGCCTAATATGTCAATACCTAATATGTCAATACCTAATATGTCAATGCCTAATATGCCAATGCCTAATATGTCAATACCTAATATGTCAATGCCTAATATGCCACAACAACCCGTAATGCAATTTAATGAATATGGAACACAACAAAATATGGGTAACGAGTTGCCACAAAATATGATACCTGTTCAACAAAATCCTCCTAGTTTTTATCAACAATCATTAAATAATATGACAGGGGGTAAATATAAAAAATATAAATTATATTCAAAAAATCAAGAAAATCCCGACAATTTTTTTTTTTGAATGGGATTAACAATTTAAAAGGCGGTAATCAAAAATTAATACCATTATATACCGAACCTAAAAATAGTCCATTTAAAACAAACGAAGAAAAAATTGCGACGATTAATTATAATAATGAAAACAATAATACTAATTTGATTAATGATTATGTTAAAAATGATTATTCTAGATCATTTGTTGATAAAAAAAATAATAATCCAAAATTAAACAATCCAAATTTAATGAAAAAAGAACCAATATTAGATTTTAAATTATATCCTCAAGAACAACCAAAACCTAAACAAGAAATACCAAGTTTATTCATGCCAATTACTAATACAAATTTAACTTATCCTGCTCAATTCACAAATTATCCAAATTATTATATCCCTGTTGTAAAAAATTATAATATTAGTGCTGGTGGTCCTGTAGGTGATCATGTTCATTTAGCATCAGTAATAGAAGATATTTTACCAACAAAAGATATTAAAGCAACTCCTAATACTATTAGTGAAAGATTAATTATTCATCAGTTTGTAAGATCAGTATTTATTACACAAGGTGATGGTCAAGAAATAGATATTACAGGTGAATCACAAACAAGTTTATTAAATTATGTAAAACCATTAGAATTAAATCCAAATAATACAAATCAAGTATCATTAAATCCATACTTAGGATTACCTGATAATACTATCTTTTATAAATCCTGTTATCCAATTAGATACGATAGAGAAAAATATAGTACACAATGTGCAAAAGATTCTATTGGTATGTATGTAAGAATATATGGCTTAAGTGTCGCTGAATATAATACAAGAAATTTAACAGGTAATGCATATTATTTATATGATAATTGGCGTGAAATAGCTTATTATGAATATGTCAGAGAAAAAATATTGAAAGCAAATATATGTCCTAATTTTACTGTTTTATTTGGTTATTTTGTATGTCATAATTGTAATATTGACTTTGTTAAATTAAATATGTATAAAAATAGAAAAATTATAACTGGATCTCGAATTGATTATAATAGTCAATTGCAACGCTTACCTTTTGGTTTTAATGGTGATATACCTAATGACTTAAAATGGCTAGATGATATTACGAGGTATTTTAATACAAATCCATCAAACAATTTAATACCTGTATTACCTTATTTAAAAAATAGTCCGGATAAAAATGCATATTTCAAATTAGTATCTCCCATAGTTAGGGCGAATGAATTTTTAAAAAATTATTCTGGCAATGTTCTAGTTACATTATCAGAAGCTCCAACACAAAGTATTTTTATGTGGGCATCTAAGAAATATTTAAAAATGAATGACGGGAAATCTAGCGCCATGATTAATACTGGAATTCATGATTCTAAAACATGGCGATCAATAATTTTCCAAATTATTATGGTATTGACGACTTTACAAAGTCATAATATTGTATTTAATAATTTATCAATGAATAATAATTTTTATATCCAAGATACTAAAACTAATACTAATAATACTGATTATTGGAAATATATAATTAACGGAATAGAATATTATATTCCAAATTATGGATATTTAGTAATGTTTGATAGTAATTTTAAAGATATCAAGAGTGAATTTTCTATGAAACCAACGGCTCAAGTTCATAAAATTACATCTACCATATATGATGATATTGAAACAAATAATTATGCCGATCCAAGTTATATACAAGCTAAAACTTTGCAAAATGCTAAAAAAATATTGGATCCAAACATATTTTCTGGTAATTTTATATCCGAAGGTGGAACTAAACCTCCTGAAGATATTATTAAATTATTAGGTGATATTCATAACAAATTAACAAGTAATACTAATCAAAATTATCGTTTATGTGAATTATTATATGAATTTATGAGACCTTACTTAAATAATCGTATAGGAACTTTATTAAAATATGATGAAGTAATACATATTCAAAAAATGAATACTGATAAATTTAGAGATGGTCAAATAATTGTAAGAGAATTTAACACTGATACATATGATTTCGTATTGTTTAAAAATTATGTTTCAGATACTACATGTGAAATTTTATATTGTAATATTGTTAATAATGTTAAAAATTATGCAAGTAATATTATACCTTTAACTAATTTATATCATTATTCGCCTTATGAAAAAATTAACCAAGAATTTATTAACAAGTTATCGTTTAATGAAGATAATTTATTAGAAACATATACATTAAACAACGCTTAAAATATTATTATTTAATAAAAAAATTATTATTTATCTTTTTTTATATCAACTAATATTTATTATCAAGAATTAAAATTATTCCATTGTATTTTATATATTTAAGTTGTTATTATTTTTATAAATTTATTTTTATTTAATAAATAAAATAATATATTTATATTATTCTTAATACTAGTTATAAATTTATAATACTAGTTATAAATTGTTTTCATGTTATATTTATTATCATACTCAAAATGATGATGAAAATAATAAAATAAATGGCAATATATTTATTATTAAAAAAGAATTTTCTAAGTTGCGAATAACTAGTTACATTTATTAGAAAAAGTATTTATAAATAATTAAATATATAATTATCTAATTTGGATATTTTGTTTTTATATTTTAATATAATAAATTATTATTTTAAATTATTATTTTAAATAATTATTTTAAATATGCGTTATTATATAAAAAAATGTTTCATTTAAAAAGTATATTATATGTCAAGTGCAGTTAAATCAAATCTTATAAATGATGATGATACTAGTGCAACTTCTAGTCCAGGTTTTGAGGATACTTTAATGAGAAATCTTAAAACTTTTAAATATGCAAATACTGATTATGAAATCAATGCATTTGCAAATAAACAAAAATTAAAAGGAAATATTGTAGAATATAATAAAGAAGATTTCGAAAATATGCAAAGTGAAACACAAGTCCCAACTAGTACGGTTAATAATTCTGAAAATTCAAGGTCTTCAGAATCAGAAAAAAATCAAACGCCAGATAAAAACCAAACACAAGAAAATAATACACAAGAAAATTATCAGGAATATGAACCTAAAAAAAGCAAACCAACAAATAAATTATTTAATACTGAAGAAGAAGAAATGTTAGCAAAATATGATTTGTTAAGACAATTAGCTGAAATGGTAAAATATCGGGGTGTAATCTTAACAAAAAAATATACAATTGATTCTTCATATGATGAATTATTAAGGGAACGTAATTTACACAAATATATTAAAGATAAACATGAAGGAACACGATGGATATGTGATGCTTTTTTACACGGTGTTAAAGGTTTAGAATATTTAAATGGTAGATTTGATCCTTTTGGTTTTAAATTAGACGGTTGGACTGATCAATTACATGACGACATAGGGGAAAATTATGATACTTTTGGAGAATTATATGAAAAATATGTTGGTACGGGTGTTTCAATACCCCCAGAATTAAAATTAGGTTTCTTATTATGTTCTAGTGCAGCAAAATTCCATTATGTAAATTCTCATCTTAGTAATTTACCAAATTTAGATGACAAAGATAATGAACAAGTTAGAGAAACTTTAAGACAAAAAGCAATGTTAAGAAAAGAACAAAGGGAGCAAATGCAAAAAAAAGAAAATGAAAGTTTAGAAAAAGCAAAAACACGAGTAAGAGATTTAGATTTTATAAACCAAAGAAGAAAAGAAAGAGAACAAGAAATGGATAATAAAAGTTATAAAAGTGCTCAATCTCAAGAATTACGAAGTAGAAAAATTAGAAATTTAGAAAAAATCAGAAAATATAATCACGAATTATTAGAAATAGAAAAAGCAGAAGAAGAATTAAAATTATTAAAATCAACATCAAGCAGACCTATTGATACAAGATTTATAAACAAAACCCCAATAAATAAAAATTTAAAATATGATGATGATATTAATAATAATTCAAGAATAGAAATACATAAAAATACTAATTACAATAATAAAACTTTTAACGTAGCAGAAAATGTTCCAAGGTTAAATAGAATTAATTATGAACAAAAAAATAATCAACAATCACAACAACAACCCAAACAACAACCCTATCAACAACAACCCAAACAACAACAACCCAAACAACAACAAGAAGAATCTATACAACAACAACCAAATCAAATATTTAGATCAACATTACAAAATATACTAGATAATACAAATCAAGAACCTACTAAAATAAATATAGACTATAATAATAATGATTTATTAACATCATCTACTAATTCATCAAGTAAATTAAGTAGCAATAAATCTACACCTATTAATAAAGTTTCTAGTAATAAATCTACACCAATCAGAAAAAACACGCCAATAATAAATGAAAACAGTATGTCTAGTTCGCCTAATTTTAGTAATGGTAGCAGTGAAAATATGTTATCAAATATAAGTTCTTTGAATTCGGGAACAACTTCGAATAGAGTAAAACAATTTACCAGGAGAGGTAAAAATGTCATTAGTGTAATAACCAAACCTTAATTAAAAATGAAATTATATACTTATATTATATTTTTTTATATATAAATAATAAATAATATATACATCTATAAGAGTTTATGACAATAAATGATACTGATAATTTAATAGCTAATATAAAGTATTATGAAAATGAATTAGATTTAGAATCTAATGATAGTGATAATAAAATCCTTAAAAATAATAAAAAACAAGAACAAATATTAGATAAACAAGGCCTAGATCAAGAAGATGAGAATGATGATATAGAATTAGTAGTATCAAAAAAAAAGAGAGGAAGACCTAAAAAAAATAATATGGAAATAGTTCAAACTAAAAAAAAAAGAGGAAGAAAACCAAAAAATGACATAAAAATTCCATGTATTATTAAGAAAACACAAAATTCGGAAGAGAATCCTATAATTTTAAGATTAATGGTAGATGTAGATAAAATAGACAATGATAATTCAAATCAAGTTTCTACTACAGAAGATTATAAAAAGAAAACGGTATCAGACATGAAAATATGTGCTTATAGTTCAGATTCAGAGGAAATAACTAATTGTTCAACGTGTTCGGTTTATCAACAAAAAATATTAGAAAAAGACAGTGAAATAAATAAATTAAAACATGCAAATTTACAATTAGAAAAAATGTTAAAATCAGCAACAAAAATAGATTTTATGGGTAGTAAGGAAACTTTATGTAATTTACAATTTATTAATAATGATACGGGAGAAATAATGACAAAAACTGATGTATGTTGTTTTCATGATACTTGTGAATTTGATGGTCCCCCTTGTTTTTTACCAGTTGCTAAAGTTAAAGATACTTATTACGTAACAAAATGTTTTTGTAGTTGGAATTGTGCAATTGCTTATAATTTTAGTTTAAATGATAATGATGTATGGTTAAGACATAAATTAATTTTAAGTATATGTTCATATAAATATGGTGTTGATGATGTTAAAGCAGCGCCACCTCGTGACGTTTTAACAAAATTTGGAGGACCTATTGATATTGATACTTTTAGAGCTAATTTTAAAATGAATTTAAAAGATTATAAAATTGTTGATCCACCGATGACTATTTTATTATCACATGTTCAAGAAAAATATATACCAAAAAAATAAAAAACTAATAATAACTAATTAAAATAATTTTTTTATATTAAAATTTTTTTTACAAGATAATTATAACCATGTAGAAAAGCGTCACATACATCATCTTTTTTCTGAAAATTTTCTATATAATTACACCATTTATTATCATTTATTAATAATAAGCAAGTATATTTTATTGCTAATAATTTAATAATATCATAGCGTACTTTTGTTCCACTTCCTTCAGCTTTATCTAATTCATTATTATTTATATCATCATTATTAACATCATTATTTTTATCAACATTAATGACATTATTAATATCATTACTAGTTTTTTTTTTAGTATTTGTTTCTATTTTTTTATATAATTGAGATATATTTTTTAAAAATGGTTTATCATTTCCTAAATATTTTTTTATTGGTTCTATAATATTTATTATTGGTTCTTCAATTTTAATTTTATTATTATACATGTAATTTATAATTTTTTTATCTAGAACACATAATATCACAATTTTTAATATATTTATTTTATGTTCTTGATAGTCTTCTAAATTAACATTTAATAAACTTTGTATTTTTAAATATAATTTATCGTTTTGATTAATATTTATACATATATTATGTATTGTATTAATATCTAAATTCAATTTATTTGAAGGAGCAATAAATTTGATATTTCTATTATCCATATTATCAGTAAATACATAATAACTAAAAACAAATGAAGATATTGATTTCATTATTGGATTTATTAATGAAGGTTGGTTTTCTATTAATACTTCGTTAATATCGTTCATAATATTTTTATTTCGCAATTCTTGATATAATTTTTTACATATATTTTGAGGATCTAGAGATGTACATTTTATTTTTTTTATAGGTTTTAATTCTAGTTCATTTTGTATTCTAGATAACATTACTTTTTTATGTTGATTACATAATATCATGTTATTTATTTTGATATTTGCTTTTTTATTACAAATATTTTTGGCTTGGTATTCACACTTGGCATTATCAATAATTTCAGTTATAGTATCCTCATTAAATTCTTTATTGTACAACTTTTTATGTGATTTACATAAAAAATATTCTTGATTTAAATAATTTTTTCCATATAATATTGCGTTACTTTTACAAGGATTATTGTTTTTAAGTTTGCCAATACATTGATGTTTATTAGCTTGTAATAAATTAATAATATTCCAATCTATTATTTTCCAAGTCTTATTTTCTTTATCAATTTCAAAAACACAATATGATAATGTTTTAATACCAATATCCCAAGAACATATTTTATACATAATAATAATATATTATATTATTTAATTACAATTTATACACATATTTTTTTAATTTCGTTTGCATTTCCTATTATTTTTACAAGTACTACAATATGATGTTGATGATGATGATGATGATATTGATGATGATGTTGAATTAGAATAACTTGAAGATTTAGTAGAATTAGAACAATTAGAAGAATTAGAACAATTAGAACAATTAGAAGATTTAGAATAATTAAAAGAATTAGAACAATTAGAAGAATTAGAAGAATAAGAATTTTCTGTAGAACATGAATTATGACCATAACTACAAGTATCACAACAAGATAAAGAACTTGACATAGAATTATGACCATAACTACAAGTATCACACATTGACATACTTGAATTATTAGAACATGTACTAATAGACGAATTTGAACTACAAACTGAGGGACTAGGTGAAGGACTTGGTGAAGGACTTGGCGAAGGACTAGAACTCGAAAAACTTGAAGAACTTGATTCAGTATAAGAACTTGAGCATTTATGTCTATTTGGTTTATGGCAACTATTATTTGGTTTATGGCAACTATTATTTGGTTTATGGCAACTATTATTTGGTTTATGGCAACTATTATTTGGTTTATGGCAACTATTATTTGGTTTATGGCAAC